GGAGTTTATGAGAAAAAAACTTATGTAAACAAGCGTGGCGAGCTGCCGGTGAAAAAATCCGAGCATATTGAACGCATTGCAGAGCTGTTGGACGTAAATTCGGAAGTATTGGAAAGCTTGGAGAAGGTAAACAAGCAGGTACTTAAGTTAATTGAACTTAAATTGACCGAATCTGACCCTAAATCGGAATAATTTGACATAATTTCGCTTAAATAGACTTAAGCCCCCTTAGTTTGACACTTTGGGGGCTTTTTTGCGCGTGCGAACAATTGCTGCAGTTTAGGGTCAGAATCTAGAAAATCCACTTGACAAACTAGGTCCAGCACTGGTAAAATGGCGCAGGCACGTCCAAATTTTTCATGGTGATTCGCACAGACAAAACAAAGCCCCTGCGCACACATAGGTGGAGGGGCTTTGAACTGCGCTAGTTTTTTGCTCTAACAGGATTTATAGAACTACCAAACCTGACCCTAAACCGTCACAAGCCTTAGCCAGGTAGTTAATCTGGAGTCTGCTATCGAGTAGGGGAGACTAATAGGTTGTCGCATTTGCTAGCGGTTTAATGCAGTTGTCTCTGGTTGGATATATTTTTTGCACCCTCCGCAACTTAGGGTCATGTTCGTGGGGTATAGGCGTGACACGGTGCCTTGAACTAATATAGATACAACCGCCGTTGCATCGTGGTCCAGACCTCCAGGTGTTGCTAGTGGATATTAATCGAACACTAGCACCGCGCTCCTGGAAGTTTCGCCCAACTTGCATGGGCTCATCAGTGGAATAGGGAGGCGACCGCTAGAGACTTCCTCGGTCATTAAGATGCTATCCCTTAGGCGGGACTCATATCACCAATTTATATAATAATTATACACTAAAAGTGGACAATAATCAAGTAAATAAAAACAGTCGTTGCAACTAGACTACCTTACGAAATGGACTTCTGGTTTTTGTCAAGGGTTGAGTAAGTGTTCTTGTGCGTGCGGGCGGCAGCTTGCGCTGTCATTCATTAAGCCCTTCCCGACTGTTTATAGAATAATTATACATGAAAAAGGGTCAGTAATCAAGTGAAAATTTTCTGACCCTAAGTTCGATCAACCACGCAGGTGTTGCAACAACACTTCCAAGACTTCGTGATTGGCTTTTTCCAAGCTGTCAAAGGTTTCAGGAGCAACGCCAATGCGGTTGGCAATTGCATCCACCAGCTCGGCTTTCTTAACACGAGCCACAGTGGTTTTGCTCTTGGCTTGGTACACGCCCTCACGGCTCAATTTTGCCACGATGCTTCGAGTAGATTTGCCCAGCTGGGTGGCCAGTGCTTCTACAGTTGCGCCCGCTTGGTAGCCGGCAACGAGAGCTGCGGTTTGCTCGGGGGTGTAGTTGGTTTTCGTAGCTTCAGTCATCATATGTCCTTTCAATTGGTTTCTGCGCTGTTTAAAGAATAATTATACTGTTAAAATGGAACATCGTCAAATTCAAAAATTTCGCGGTGTGCGTTGGTATCTGCCAAAATTTCTGATACTTCTGCGTCCACAAATTCCGTGTACCAGGCTTCCTGGTCCATGCGGAAAAAATCATTGTCTGTCATGTGCCATTCCTTCTAATCAATAAATAAATTATACAGAATTCAAAAAACTTTTTCAAATCCAAAATTTTGAATTTGCACTTGGTCTCACGCCCAGAAAAATTCACTTGACACATATTGCTTTCGCACTGTATAATGGGCGCGGCGGAACCCCCAAGATTTTGCACTTGTCAAGGTTTTCCACTGGCGCAGCCAAAATGGATGCGTTTTTGGTATGGTGGCACGCAAATAAGAATCATTCGCATTTGGTAGCGTAATGAGAATCGTTCTCATTTGGAGTTGGCACGGAAGTTGCTAATAGCAAGAATCATGCCAGGTGCCGTGGCGCAAGAATCGTGCCAACCTAGGTGTTGTTTTTTGCCAACATCAGGGAAAGTACCTATTGACACGCTCCCAAAATTTATGTTATAATTTTGGCGCCAATAACCCTACTGGCGGTAGGGTTATTAAGCGAAAAAAATCGGGCTTGCGCCCGATTAAAAATGCCACGGGGATTTTAACCCCGATTCCCGATTATGTAATCGGATATTAAATATTATATGATGGCATTTTATTTAAATTGGCTTTGAATTTGCCAATGCTTCGAAAATAACCCGCAAAGCATTTTTATTTGCTTTAGTTAATGATTCAATATCATTTTCGGGCATTTTCAAAATCGCACCGATTGCATCGGCATGAGCGTCTTTTTTAATTACCGATTCGCCAGTTTTGGTTTTATATTCTTTTGCAATATAAACCTTTTCGCGTGACAATTTAGCCACAACAGAACGAACAGTTTTACCGAGATTATCGGCAATAGTTTCAACAGAAACACCCGATTGATAATCGGAAACCATTTTGAGCGTTTGCTCTGGAGTATAATTTACAGTTTTGGAAGCCATTTTCTAACCCTTTCAAGATTGTTTAAAAATTAAATTATAGCAGATTTTCCAGAATTGTCAATAACCTATTTTTTGTGGGGTTATTCCGTTTTCCGTTTTTTCCCTGCTAAGGCTACATTGTACCACAAAATTTTGTTGTTTTTTAAACACACACGAAAAATAAGTTATACGAAAAAACTTGACACGGGCCAAAATTATATGATATAATTTTGGCGCAAAATTTGAATACCTGAGTATTCAAATTTTATTTAAACAAAAGCATTATAAATGCCGATTAAATTTGCGATAAAAAATGTACCATTTAAAACGCCCAAGGCTTTATCTTTGCGAATAATAGAAACAAAAAGCCAAGAAACCGAACCAATTAGAAAACAAAGGTATCCAATTTTGAAGAATTGCATTGCAACAGCAAAAGAACCAAAAATACTAGTTGCAGTGCCAAGCCAAGAAACAAAAGTAATCATTTTCTCAAAATCTCCATTGAGTGATATTTTTCGGGTTTAAGCCCATATTGTAGCATAAGATTTTGCCAATTTCTACCATGCCCACAACTTTTTTCTGATTCTCCGAATAGGTCAAAATCGGCTTGGTGAATAATCTCATGAGGCAAAATTTGTGCAAACATTTGTTTGCGGTATTCTGCCGAATGTAAGAAAAATTTATAACCTAATTTTACAATGCGGGTTTCTTGGTGACACATTCCAGCCGAACGCCACAATCTAGCACACAAAGTAATTACAGGCGGATTAAATTTGCATAGTTTTGGTTGCAATTCGCAAAGCGAATCCCAAATCATAGCGGTTTCACGCTCTAGCAAGGTCTGAAGTGTTTTTCTATCCATACGCAAATTATACCCGAAAAAAGCCCAAAACAGTGTTGTTTTTTAAACACACACAAAAAATAAGTTATTCGAAAATGCTTGACACCGCCGCCAAAATTATGATATAATTTTGGCGCCCCAAAAGTAATACTTTTGTTTTCAATTTTTTCTGAAAACCAAAGTATTACAGTATTATTTTTTCGGGAATAATTTAAAATAAATAATAACCGATAAAAATATTATATTTGCCGAATAATTAATTAATAATGGCAAATCCATTTTGGGCAATATATAAATAAATGTGAATATCTCGCCCCAAAACCATAAACCAATAAATCCCCAAGTTAATCCCTCAGATGATTTTGTTTTAAATGATTCTATGGCTTGCGGTAATCCGCATATTGCCAACATAATCGAACCAATATAACCTAGAGTTTCCATTTTATTATAATCGGGGTTATTAGCCCCGATTATCTCATTTTGCAATAAAGTGATCTTTTACTTGAAAATCTTGCCAAGCATAAGGCTTGATATTATCTCGCCAATTACGCTTTTTAATAATATGCGAGAGAATCGGCAATTCAAAATCTCGGGCATCTTCTAATGCGGTATGAGGTTCAATAATAATATTATTATTAATAAAACCGCATACAATCTCGGCATTTGTTTTGAATGTCATATTACCATTTTTAGTGGTATTATTAAATGCGTGATTATCAAGGGCAAATTGTTTAAATGCTTTTTTATTGCAAATATTACCGATTGATGCTTGCCACAAACAAAAGCGATTATTAAAACCCGATAAATCAATACCAGTATTTGCACATTTTGACAAATCAAAAGCAAGATTATATGCAGTTAATGAGGGATTATATTTGCCAATGGCTTGATTAATCCATTTATTAATTGCATTTACTGATGCAAGCATACGCACGCCAGATTCTAGCATTGCATTATAACCCGCTTTGCGTTTTTCCAAACCCGCATAACCCCAAATATCATTTGCGTTTTTATCGTGGAATAATTCCATTGTGTTATAATGTCCAGCGACCAAAACCGCGCATTGATTATAAATGCGACCCTCACGATCACAAATCACAATGGCAAAATCTGCCACAGTGTCATTAATGGTTGTCTCAGTGTCGAGAATTGCAAAAAACTGTTTTTTAGCCATTGTGTGCTTTGTGTGTTGTTGAAGTCTAGATTATACCCGAAAAAATCGCCCCATGCACAAAAATTTTAAAAATATTTTTTTGTTGTATTTATGCAAATTAGGGGTTTTCCCTATTGACACGCCCCAATTTTATATGATAAAATTGGCGCCTCAAATTGGAAACAAAAGTATTCATTTCCAATTTGAAAACAAAAGGCTTAATGCCCTTGTTTGCTTGGGACATATACGCCCCGAATATTAAAACGATCACAAACCGCTTTCAAATAATTTACATTATCCTCATAAAATGTAAATTCAGCATCTTTGAAATTATTTAAATTAAAGAATTTAGTTAATCCATTAATTTTTAATGTACCGCCCGAAATAGAATCACCATCTTTGCGAGAAATAATATAATCGGGTTCGCCTAGAATATCATTAATAAATGTATAATCAGCGGTACGCAAAACACGGGCAGTAGCAATAATGACATAACAATTTTCATCTCGCAAATCTTTTTTATATTGTTCTGCAAGTGGCAATAATGAATCATCCATTGCCCTATATTCATTTTCACGCCAATAACCCAAGTCGATACGCTCGCCATTGGAATCAATAATTGTGCGATAGCGATGCAAACTGCAAACGATTGTGCCGTCCATGTCATAAATTGAAACCCTTGTAATTTTAGCCATTTAGATCATTCCTTGTTGTCAATGATGTGATTATACACGAAAAAACGCCTATGCAACAAAAATTTTGCAAATTTGCAAAAATACAACATTAGGGAAAACCCCTAGCAAAAAATCCTTGACACGCCCCAATTTTATGTGATAAAATTGGCGCCTCAAAAAGTAATACATTTGTTTTCAATTTTTTCTGAAAACAAAAGTATTAAATTTAATCAACCTGAATATCTACAATTTTGCTATCACGCAAAATAAAATACATATCAACCAAACCCATGCTAACCCAAACGCAATTATTGCCATTTCGCATAGCGTAAGGCTTACCCGAATATTTAGTATCCATGTAATTTTTTACAATGTCAAAATCAGTCATTTTGTAAACCATTTCAAAAGTGAAATTTTAGCATAAACAAACACAGCAAAAGCAATCGCCCAAAAAATAAATTCTAGCATTTTTAATCCTCAATCATTGGCAAATCAGAACCCCAACCCTCAGCAATTTTTTGCTCAGGTGTCATATTATCAATGAATTTGCATAAACTGTCAAATTCTTTTTGCAAAAATTCTCTAGAATCCCATTCTTGTTGGGTGAAGTGTCGGGGACGCATCCCATGCACATCTTTGTAAAAATCCCAAATTGTGGATTGCATTTGTTGAATTGTTGTAAATTCGTTAAACATTTTATTCCTCAGAAAAGAATTGTTCCAATGCGCCCATGTATTCAGCCATGTTTGCAAATTGCAAACCATGACGATCACAGAAGCGATGAAATCGGCTAATTTGTTGTTCAGTGTATTTTGTTTTCATGTGTTTATTATATCAAATTTTCAGCAAAAAAGTCAAGTGTGTAAAAATACAACATAGGGATAAACACCTATTGACACGCTCCCAATTATACAAGTATAATTGGCGCCTGTTGCGTTTTCGCAACAGTCTTTTGTTTTCAATTTTTGTCAACGCCCTTGATATAAATATCCTGCAAATCAAAGTATTCATTCATTTTTATAGCCCATTTTTTAAAATGTTTTCCGTGAATTTCAGCTTTAGAATTTTCTTCTTGCCATGCGTGAATAAGCTCATGCGCTAACAAGACCTCAAAAGACCTACCAGACTCCCGAGTGTAAATTGTAATCCTATGCTCTAGCAGTTTGCCAGTCTTATCGGAATAGTGGGGCAAATAAAGCCCATCATAGTGTTTATTTTTGCGTGTGTTTATACGCACAACAACAGGCTTTTTCAAGCCCAAAAATTTAGTGAAATCATTTAGTGTTTGCATGAGTGTATTATAGCACAAAAAAGAGTAGGGGCATAAAGCCCCTACAATCTATCAGGCTTTTTCAGCCTTGATAAATTCTGCAATCTTAGCGAGTGCAGTCTTATTCGCTTTGGTCAGCGAATCAGCATCAGCCTCAGTCAAGCCCAATGCTTGAGCGATGAAGTCTGCGAATTCATCCTTCTTCACAACAGCTTCACCAGTCTTAGTGGTGTAAGTCTTAGCTACATAAACTTTCTCACGCGAAAGTTTAGCAACAACAGAGCGAACAGATTTACCCAAAGCCTCAGCGATGGATTCAACAGTTCTGCCAGCTTGGTAGTCGGCAACCATGCGAGCAGTTTGCTCGGCAGTATAGTTTACAGTTTTTGCAGTCATTTAAAAATCTCCTGAAAGGTCAAGGGTTGAAAGAAAGGTTATTATATCATGGTTTCATGTTGTAAAGATAAAACCACAATGGGGCAAAGGTTATTGCAACAAAGAGTGTAGCTTGTGCTAGGTCAATCATTAGTTGTTTCATAGTGTTCCTTGTCATCATGTGTTCTATTATACACGCAAAACAAAAGAAAAACAAGTGTGTGCATAAATACAACATAGGGATAAATACCTATTGACACGGGGGCATCACCTATGCTAGGGGCGGTTATTAGACCATAGTTTTGCCACACGCTACTGGACCCACCCACAGGCGGCCTATATGGGATTTTTTGGAAAGAGCTTACGGTGCGTATGAAATCCACGCACAGCGTGACCCTAAATTGCCCCAAAACACCCCAATTGCCCAAACCTACCCCCGCATAAAATTTCAACTTGCCACACCGCCCCTAACCAGTATATAATTACACAAAAGGATACCACCATGACTCAAAACCTACCTGCCGAAACTGTTCGAATTGCCCCGGAAGCACTAGAAGTAGCCAATTGCTACCTACAATTAAATGACCCACGTGCTGTCGCATCGGAACTTGATCTTGATGTTGAAACGGTCACCGAATACCTAAAACGCCGTGAGGTCAAGGCATATATTGATAGTGTATTTTTTGATTCAGGCTACAACAACCGATTTTTAATGCGACGTGCCATGGACGCCCTTATCAAGCAAAAGTTTCAAGAACTTGAGGAAGCTGGAGCCGGGTCGCAAAAAGACATTGCTGAACTACTTGCACTATCGCATAAAATGTCAATGGACTTGCTGGACAAAGAAATTCAGTTAGAAAAGATTCGTAGTGGCACTGGACCACAAAAGCAAGTAAATGTGCAAATCAATGAGGGTCTAGATGGGTCAAAGTATTCTAAGCTTGTACAGCAATTGATTACCGGAGAAGGCATATGAAAAAATTCTTAGTGCTAGTACTGTTATTTGCTTGTGTGTCAGCCAATGCACAACATCGTGCATACTATCCGCACGGCTACTATCGCCCATACCATGACCACTTACATTGGGTTTTGCCAGCAGTTGTAGGCGGTGTAGTTGTTTATGAAATGACAAAACCACCAGTTATAGTGCAGCAGCCCGTAGTTATTCAACCACCCCTAGAACTTAACTGCTCCCCTTGGCGTGAAATACAAACCCCCGATGGTAAAATTTACCGCGAAAGAACCTGTACCCAATAATGCTAACTATTTCTCGCCCAGAAGTTGAGTGTGATGCAATTGTGGAGTTTAAGCCCACTGAGCGTTTTATTAAACTACCAATCGTCAACTACCTAAAATTACTGGACATTTATGATACCATAAATCGTCCACAGGTTGCCTTAATCAACGCAGTCAATGACCCCAAGTACCGCTTTATTTGTGCCGCGCTAGCGCGTCGTTTAGGCAAAACCTACATAGCCAATATTATTGGCCAATTAGTGACCCTTGTGCCTGGGTCAAATGTATTAATCATGTCGCCCAACTATAACCTATCGGGAATTTCGTTTGAACTGCAACGCAGATTGATCAAACATTTTGACTTAGAAGTTGCACGTGATAACCTAAAAGACAAGATTATTGAATTAGAAAATGGATCAACCATTCGCATGGGTTCGATTTCAACAGTTGACTCTTGCGTTGGCCGATCATATGACCTAATCATCTTTGACGAAGCTGCACTTGGTGATGACGGTGAAGCAGCCTTTAACGTTGCGCTACGTCCCACACTTGACAAGCCCAATTCAAAGGCTATTTTTATTTCAACACCTCGCGGTCGCAACAATTGGTTCTCCAGCTTTTACAACCGTGGGTTTGATGACAACTTTCCTGAATGGGTATCGCTACAAGCCGACTACACAGAAAACACTCGCATGGCTGAATCCGATGTAGCAGAAGCACGCCGTGCTATGTCAAAGGCCGAATTTGAACAAGAATATCTTGCATCATTCACAGTGTTTGAGGGTCAAATTTATGCACTATCGGAAGCATCGGTTGAAACCATGCCAGAGTCGGTTCGCGGCGAAGCCATTGCTGGTTGCGATCCTGGATACCGCGATGCAACCGCATTTGTGGTAATTGTCTACGACTTTGCTGCAGACGTTTTCTGGATTGTGGATGAATACTTGGAAGCTGAACGTACTACTGCCCAACACGCAGCCGAGTTTCAACAGCTTTGTTCTCGCTGGGGTGTTGAGGTTATTTTTATTGACTCGGCCGCAGCACAATTTGCCAGCGACCTGGCTTATCAGTATGATTTGTCAACCACCAAAGCCAAAAAAGATGTGTTACCCGGAATCGCCTATGTGCAAACACTGGTAGCGCAAGGAAGGTTGAAGATTGCCCCACATTGCCAAAACGTACTGGCCATGTTTGATCAGTATCGCTGGGATCAGCGTGAGGGACTACAACGGGAACGCCCACTGCACGATGAATATTCGCACATGGCCGATGCTGTTAGATACGCACTTTATACGTACACAGTCTAGGTAAGGAAAATATTACCTTGACATTTTTCTGCTATTAGAGTATAATACTAGTAATTGCAACAAGCATGCTTAGAAAAAGTTCTGGGTGCAAAGGATAACAATGACAAAAGACCAATACTCACAAATACTTAAAGTTGCATTTGCATCTGAATTCGCTTTTTACTTAAAGTCTGCTAATTTTCACTGGAATGTAGAAGGTTCAGACTTTTACGAGTTTCACTTACTATTTGAAAGAATCTATACTGAAGTGTATGGATCTATTGACACGTTTGCTGAAGAACTACGTGCCGCTCAAATTTACGCACCTGCAAGTTTAACTCAAATGAACGAACTAAGTGAAGTAAAAGATGAAACCAATCAGCCAGACGCTCGCGGCATGGCTCAAGAATTGTTAATGGATTCTGATATGATGGCTGAAATGTTCCGTATGGCATTTGATGCAGCCGAAGCTATGGGTGACCATGGTTTATCAAACTTCTTGGCAGATCGTCAAGATGCTCACAAAGCCCATTCATGGATGTTGCGCTCAACATTAAAATAAATGGCAAAGAACACAAACAAACGGATACCAGTAAAATGGGTACGTGATCGAGCTAAAGCAGCTTACGAGAAACAAGACCACTGCTGTATCTGTGATACATCCAGCGATCTTGAACTACATCACTTACATTCCGTTACCATACTGTTGGAAAAATGGGCTGAACGCAAAGGCTATGACATTTCTACCGATGATGGTATTCTAGCTGTGCGAGACGAGTTTATCGCAGAGCATCACGACGAGCTGTATGTGCAGGTTTACACCCTTTGTAATCCTCACCACGTTGCGCTTCATGGTGTTTATGGTAAAGCTCCAAAACCTGGTAGTGAACCTAAACAGGCTCGATGGATCGAGATACAGCGTGAAAAACATTTAAATGGTGGGCGTGCTATACCCAAAACAAGTTCAGGTAGTTTTTTCTCAGAATTTATCTAAAGGGAAACTATGAACTGGATTCAAAAAAGCACTAGCTGGGTACGCGAAAAATTAAACCCAGCACAAGAAAGAATTGCAAACTCTGAGGGTAGTCGGATTACAACTACTGCTAAGATTGGCTATCAAACAGCCTTTCAAAAGCTAGAATGTGTCAACCGCTCAGTTAACATGGTAGTATCCGCTTGCGCAAGCTTGGACTACGATGTAAAAGACAAAGTAAATGATGGAATTGTTGCTGGTATTCGCCAAAAGCAACTAAACACTTTATTAAACTTCAGACCTAACCCTTATCAGTCTGCCCAAGAATTTCGCATGGCGATTTTCCAAGACTTGATACTTGAAGGTAACGTATTCATACACTTTGACGGTGTATTTATGTATCACCTTCCTGCCATTAACGTACAAATTCAGCCAGATACTAAAACGTTTATCAAAGGCTACTTGTACCAAGGTTTGGTAGAGTTTAAAGAATCTGAAGTATTCCACTTTAAAGATATTAACTCTAAGTCTATCTATCGCGGTAGTTCTAGACTTGAGTCTGCAGATCAGTCGATTAATCTACTGTATGCAATGAAAGACTTTCAAGACAACTTCTTTGATAATGGAGCCGTATTTGGACTAGTATTAACTAGCGATAATACTCTTTCACAAGTTGCCAAAGAAAAAACCATTCAATATTGGTTACAAAGATATAGTGCCAAAGGCGGCGGTAAGCGCCCAGTTATTTTAGATAGCGGACTTAAGCCACACTCTATATCAAACACAAGTTTTAAAGACATGGATTTTGATCTTTCGATGAATACCCATGCTCAAACTATTATGCAAGCTATTGGCGTTCCACCAATCTTATTGGAAGGCGGAAACAATGCTAACATCAGCCCAAACTTAAGACTATTCTATTTAGAAACTGTAATGCCTATTGTTAGACGTTTTACGTCAGCACTAGAAAGATATTACGGTTACGATATAGAAGCAATCACAAGCTCAGTTTCCGCATTACAACCAGAATTAAAAGATATTGCTGCATACCACTCAACACTAGTTAATGCAGGAATTATTACTGCAAACGAAGCACGACAAGAATTACGTTATCCTGTTATTTCAGGTCATGACGATTTAAGAATACCAGCTAATATTGCTGGTTCGGCTGCTAACCCAGCTCAGGGAGGACGTCCCGCCTCCAATAAAGAATAACAAGGGGTAATATGGTAGATAAAAACAAGGTACTCACGCTTACGAGTACATTCACAAAAAGTAACGAACTACCTACCAAAAGCGATATTATTGAGTCAATCACTATCGAAGGGTACGCAAGTACTACTGATATTGACAGACACGGTGATGTTGTACCAGCCAGTGTTTGGGAAGCGGGTATGGAGAATTACTTGAAGAATCCAGTAATTCTAGCCTATCACGAACATTGCGAACCAATCGGTAGGATGGTGGAACACAGAATTGACGAAAAGGGATTATGGATCAAAGCCAGAATCTCGGCAGCAGCAGAGGATGTGTTCAATCTTGTAAAAGACGGCGTATTAACTGCATTTAGCATTGGCTTCCGCATCGTTGATGCAGAATACAATTCAGCTGCAGAGCTGTTTGTAGTAAAAGAACTGGAATTGCACGAAATCTCTGTTGTGTCAGTGCCAGCAAATCAAAATACAATTTTCAGTCTTTCTAAAGCATTTAATACTGCTGAAGAATTTAAATCTTTCAAAATGCAATTTGCACCCAAAAGCGAATCAGCTAAAGGGCTAGAATCCTCTACGGAAGCAAAGAGCGATATTAATAAGGAATGGAACATCATGGATCCAAAAGAATTAGAACAAATGTTGGCTAAGGCTGCTGCTTCAGCTGCTGAGCAAACTGCAAAAGCAATTGCTGACCAACAAGCAAAATCTGCTGCTGAAGAAGCCGCAAAACAAAAAGCACAAGCTGAATTTGACGAAAAAGTTAAAGCAGCTGTTATTAGCAGCGGTCAATCCGGTGCAGAAAAACTATTGGCTGAAGTTGAGAAGCGCCTAGCTGACCAACAAGAGTCAAGCAAGACAGTATTAGCTGGTCTAGAAGCTGCTCTAAAAGAGAAAGCTGCTGAGATCGAAGCAATCACTAAGTCTAAAATGTCTTTCCAAGACAGCAAAGACGGTATGTCTTATGCTGACAAAGAGAAGGCTGTTATGTTATCTAAGATGGCCGGTAAGTCTATCGACGGTACAAAACTAGGTCGTGAACTAGTACAAAAGTACGGTGCACACGTTCCTTCAGCCACATGGGAATTAGAAGTTTCTTTAAATCTAGAATCTGAAGTTCGTCGTCGTTTAGTTGTTGCTCCAATCTTCCGCAACATTGCTATGCAAACTAACGTAATGACAATTCCAGTAAATCCAGAAGCAGGTACTGCTACTTGGGTTACTAACGCTGACTTTGGCGCCGTTCCTGCTACTCTAGGTGCAGCTGGTGCTTCTGCTGGTAACACAGCTACTCACGCGCTAAAAGAGATTACTCTAAACGCATACAAACTAGCTACAAACGAGTACACAGCATACGAAGAAGAAGAAGATTCTTTAATTGCTTTAATGCCAATCATTCGTGATGGTATGATCCGTCGTGTTGCTCGCGCTGTTGACAAGGCATTCTTGTTAGGTGCTGGTTCTGGTTCTGACCCTGTTAAAGGTCTTTCTAACTGGGCTACTAACACCACTGCTACAGGTAACACAGTTGCCGCAGGTATGACAGTTGCTAAGATGCGTACTCTACGTCAAGGTCTTGGTGCATGGGGTCTAGATCCACAAGAAGTTATTTATATCGTTAACACCGATACATACTACCAATTACTAGAAGACACAGTGTTCCAAACTATGAACCAAGTTGGTACACAAGCTACATTACTAACTGGCCAGATCGGTCAAATCGGTGGTAGCCCAGTTCTAGTATCTGCAGAATTTGCTACTCCAGCTTCTGGCGTTGCAGGTGCAATCTGCTTGAACCCAGGTAACTTCATTGTTGGTAACCAACGCGGTCTACGCATTGATACACAAGAATTAGTTGAAACACAACGTCGTGTAATGGTAGCTAGCCTACGTACAGGTATGACACGTGTTACTACTAACCTAGGTAACGCTGTTACAGCACACAAGTACACAGCATCTTAATTAATTAAGTTGTTGATATTGACAGGGCTTTCGAGCCCTGTCTTTTAAGTGGATTCATCGAGTCTACTTAAAAGACAAGAGAGGTAAACATGGGATTAAATCTTACAAGCAAAGCAGACTATAAAGCCTATGCTGGAATTAAAAGTACTAACGAAGACGCTGCTATTGATTTTATCATTCCCAAAGTTTCGGACTTAGTTAAAAATTATTGCGGCAGAACTTTTGTAGATCATTGGGAAACACCCAAAACTGAAATTTTCAATGGCGGAGTAAAGAAATTTATTCTAGCGGAAACACCAATCGTAAATATTACTAGCGTTCAAGGAAGCACAGACTTTGGTCAAACTTGGACTGATTTAGAACAATATAAAGAGTGGGTTAAAGAAGACGATACAGTATTAAGTTTAAATGCTACTGGCTATTTCCCTAAATGGATTAGAGGCTATAAAGTAGTTTATACCGCAGGATACAATGATGTACCTGCAGATTTAGAAATGGCAGTTTTAGACTTAGTTACTTACTATCGTAGACATGATAGTGCAGTTCATAGTTCTAAGAACGTTGGTAGTAATACCGTACAGATTGAGTATATCTCAACTACTAGCCTACCAGCGCACATTCGACGTGTATTAGACTTATATAGAGCGGACTTTACATAATGGCATTTTATACAGCAACTTGGTTTAAACAATTAATTAAAGAAGATCATGCTGCTGTACAAACTTACCTAAATAAAAAAGGTAACGATCTTCGAGGATATATAGATAGTACTCTACCATTTAGTTTATGGTTAGATATTGATACTATTAGAAAAAATATCTTACAGCCAAATGCTAAAGCCATAGAAGAACTATGCGCTTTATTAAATGTGCAAGACCCTAATGTTTTTATTAAAGAACTAGATAATGCATATCAAAAAACAATTACAGAATACATAGATACTTTCCCACATATAGATTCTAAAGAACTTGCTGCAAAATTAGATACATTATCTGTAGCAATTGATCAGGGCGGTATTAAAGAAACTATACAAACATTGTTTAAACGAACAATGGTTGTAAAAGAACTTTCAAGAAAAAATAAAAGTGTACTACTAATAGCTCCTAAATTTACAACTATACAAAGTGATTTTGGTAAACGAGTTAAATCTAATTTTAACTACGACGCATTTTCAGACTACATTGATGAACAGCTACAAGATAGCCCTAAAAATTTAGTTAGAAAATACTTAGAGAAAAACTTTGGAACATTACAGAACTTAGGGCATATTGAGGTTGATGTACTATCAGCAACCAAAGGTTCTTCAGAAGTTAAACGTGGACTAGTAAGTCCAAGACTTTTGCAAGCATTATTAGAGTGGCCTAATCAATCAAAACCTGAAACATTAGCTAGAAAATTTTCCAAAGAAACTGGACAGGCTGAGACTAGGGTAGTTATCCGCAAAAGATATACTAACAGTAAGTTAGTACTAGAGATGCTAGTAGAATCAGGATTAATGATTGGTTCTCTAGAAAGTCAACAAGAAAATTTAAAGAAAGCCGTTAAAGAACGTGCTTTTAAAATAGGTAGTGCTCTTAGTAGACGCCTAGTAGAAGACAAAAATTTATTACTAGACTTAGTAACTTCTAAGAGTATAAAACAATATACTGTAGATAGCGTACTAAATGGATTAAAAACAGGTAGACGTTCTGCTCGATATGAGAGTGAGACTGCAATAGTTCAAACTACTCCTGTCACTATTGAAAAATCTACAATAAATTTTGAAAAGAAAGATACTCCTTCTACCCAAGTACCCCAATTACAGACAGTTAAAGGAACTAAATACTCGCTAGTTAGTCTTAAAAATTTAATTAACAGTCAGCTACAGGATGTAATTAGTGCTAAGATGGGTGACGGCAGTAGTAAAAGTGTACTTAACTATAGAACTGGCAGATTTGCTGCTAGTGCTAAAGTAGAGGATATAACTTTAAGTAGAGATGGTATGATTACAGCATATTATAATTATATGCGCAATCCGTACGGTACATTTTCCACAGGCGGAAAACAAGAGATACCAAGATCACGAGACCCTAAACTACTAATTTCCAGATCAATTCGAGAAATTGCTGCACAAAAGGTAGGAAATAGAATGAGAGCTGTATTGGTATGAGTAGAAGAACTTCAATAGTAAAAGCTATTGCTGATAAGATTAAGTTAGTCAATGGTACTGGTATCTACAAAACTAATCTATTTCAGAATAGTTACGCAAAATTAAAATTTTGGGACGAAGTAAACGATTTCCCTTGTGTGTACGTTACTCCAGGCTCTGAACAAAGACAGTACCTTCCAGGTAATTTTACTTGGGGATTTTTAGGTATTTGCATAAAAGTCTACTGTAAGGGAGACGATGCGCAAGAGCAGTTAGAATTATTATTGGCCGATATAGAGCATGTAATTGATGCAAACCGTCAATTAGTGTATGATTCCACAAATAGTTACGAAACTACTGAAATTTTAATACAAGAGATCACTACTGATGAGGGACTATTAGCTCCTTATGCAATTGGTGAAATAAACTTACAAGTTCGATACGAACTCGTATAACCTCATAACGCAAACCCAAACGCAGATAATAGTCTTGCTAGTGGTCTAAGTTATAAAAAATAAAGGATATGCCATGGCAGTTAATTTAATTCGTAATAGTAAGGTATACTTTACTACTAGTTTAAACTCCGATGGTTCTGTTAACTTTGCAGCTTGTGATGCTACTAACACTCAGGAACTACAAGTTCTTGATGGTATGAGTTTTTCACAAAACACAACAACAGAAACCGTTACCCTAAATGAAGCAGGTGCCGCACCTAGCCGCGGACAGCGTAGTTTTAATACTGCACTAAGTCCAGTTGATTTCTCATTTACAACATATATTCGCCCATACTACAATGAACTAGGTGCTAGCGATGCGCTAACAGCCGAAGAATCTGTACTATGGAACGCCTTAATGGGTGTTAACCCTATTGGCTCTGGTGGTGCATGGACAGCAACTACAAGTGCTAGTGCTCCAACAGCAGTTGCAGCATACTCAAAAACAAACTCTAACGTTCACCAACTACAGAAGTTTGCCCTAATTATCAACGTTGACGGTTTACAGTACATTATTGAAAATGCTGTTTTAAATACCGCAACTATTGATTTTGGCTTAGACGCTATTGCTTCCATTCAGTGGGCAGGTCAAGCAACTAAACTAACACAAGATAGTAGTGCTACTACAATTGCAGCCTACAAAGCTAAAAATACTGCAGCTAAGTTTATTGCTAATAAACTATCAGTAGTTACACTATTTGCTGGTATTAATGCTACCACAGGTACAAGCTATACAATTCCACTAACTGGTGGTCAGATTGTTCTAAGCAACAACGTTACATTCCTAACACCACAAAACTTGGGTATTGTTAACAAGCCAACCACATATTTCACTGGTACACGTGCTGTAAGTGGTAATATGACTGCTTATCTACGTGCAGGCGGTGGTGCTGGTAACTACACAGCAGAATTGCTAGATACATTACTAACAGGTAGCTCAACAGCGGTTGATACTAAGTACACATTGACAATTAAGATCGGTGGTGCAACAGGTACACACGTTGACGTTAAACTACCAGCAGCTATGATCTCAATTCCAACAGTACAAACTGAACAGATTGTTTCTACAACAATTAACTTCACTGGTCAAAGCTATACAAGTAGTGACTTCGATATTGAAGAAGCAAACGAAGTTTCTGTAACTTATAACGTAATTGCTTAATTAGCAATTACATTTCCACAGAGACTGGGTTGATCTCCAGTCTCTCTTTTTCCTCAGAGTATAATTAAAACATGTCTACATTATCATTAAAATCCCTATTAGTTCCTTCTAAATCTGTAGAAGTTGAATATCCTGGTATGCCAGGCTTTGTAATCAGTTTGGCGTTTTTATCACGCGAAACATTACTTAATATTCGTAAAAAATCAACAAAAACTAGTTTCAAGAATCGTCAGCCTGTTGAAGAATTTAACGAAGATTTATTCTTACAACTTTATGTTGAAGCTTCCGTAAAAGGTTGGAAAGGTTTTAAACTAAGTTATTTAGAGCAACTTGCCCCAGTAGATTTAACTGGACAAGACCTAGATAATGAATTGGAATTTACACCAGAAAATGCATTGTTCTTGATGAAGAATTCTAGTAACTTTGATGCTTTCGTAAGCGAGCAGGTAAGTGACTTGGGAAACTTTTCGAAGACCAGCTCGCAGAAGTAAATCGTCAGCTGGTCAACTATATACAAAATAGCGCTGTGTCTATGACACGAGAAGCTTACTTTGAGTTGTGTGAAGTTATGGGCAATCAGCCTGTAGAGGAAGAAATTCCTGTTGAATTTGACGACTTTCCAATCGAAGTACAACAAGCTTTTGCAGTATATAGGATGCTACGTGATGAATGGGACACTATGAACGGCCTATACTTAGGTAAGACGTTGATAGGTATTAAAGATATTCTGGAAGCCACGGAAGTGGAACCAGACGAACAAAAGTTCATTATTGTGCTAGTTAGAATGATAGATCAAGTTAGATCTAACGAAATAAATAGTAAAAAAATATCAGAGAAGCCTGCTAGCTAACGTTAGCAGGCTTTTTTGTCGTCAAAAAATTTAGTTTGACAAGCGTGTACCCTTATGATATAATGGTAACAAAATTATTTTATAATTAGTCAAATTGGCCATCCACAAGAATTGGGGGATACATGGCAGGAAATACAGTAAATTTTACGCTGAACTTAACCGATGAGGGCAGTATTGATGTTGTACAGGCAAAGGTAAGTAAGTTAAATAAAGACTTAACCATTACCGAAAGACTTGGTAAAACAGCAAGTGCAGCCTTTAAAGCTAGCGGTGAGAATCAAGCATATGGACAAGCCCGCGGAACTATGGGTGGAACAGGTGCAGGTGCAAGAGACTTTGCAAACGAGGCACAAGGCCTTGGTGGATTAGTTCGCCTATACGCTACTGTTGCAGCTAACATATTTGCAGCAAGTGCTGCATTTAATGCACTAAAAGATGCAATGGCTACAACTAACATGATTGAGGGCTTAAACCAATTAGGTGCTCAAAGCGGTCAGTCACTAGGTACATTAGCCAAAAACTTTGCTGATGCTAGCGGTGGCGCTATCAGTTTGCGTGATGCTATGCAAGCAACTGTTCAAGCTACAAGTGCAGGTTTATCAACCAAACAATTCTCACAATTAGGTGATGTAGCCAAGAAAGCTAGTTTAGCTCTTGGACGAGACATGGCAGATTCTGTTAGCCGTTTAACTCGTGGTATTACTAAACTAGAACCAGAACTATTAGATGAATTGGGTATCTTTACTAAAGTTGGTAAAGCTACTGAAGACTATGCAAGAAGCGTAGGTAAATCTGTTGACTCTTTAACAGATTTTGAAAAACGCCAAGCATTTGCTAATGCAGTATTAAAAGAAGGTGCTGATAAATTTGGAAGCATTGACATTCCGGCTAATCCATACGATAAACTACTAGCTAGTTTAAAGAATTTAGCACAAACAGGCTTAGAAGTAGTTAATAATGTACTAGGTCCACTAATCGGTGCATTAAGTCAAAGCCCAGCAGCACTAACCACAGGTATTGCTGCACTAAGTGTTATGTTACTAAAACAGGCACTACCAGCTATTGGCCAGTATCGCCAAGGATTAGTTGCTGCCGCTGAAACAGCTAAAAAAGCAGCAGAAATTCGTGCAGGTGAAGCAGGCAAAGCAGTTGAAGCAAGTGCTAGCGCACGTGAAGCCGCACTAGATAAAGCTGCAGAAGCAGAATTACGAACTGTTAAAGCCGCTGCACAAAAAATTGAAGAAGTAAGGACAAGTGGTTTTGGTAAGCAATCTAAAGCTGCAGAAATTCTTAAAAAGAATACTCAAGATGTTACGCAAGCTGAACTTGATTATCTAACTAAAGTAGGAGAAAGATATAAAAAGCAAGGCAAAGATGATATTGCAGACCGTTACTTTAATGCCGTAACAGCAATTAAATCAAGTGCCAAAGCTGAAGCAGAGTATCAAACTGTTGTAGATGCTACAACAAAGAAACTAACAACACAGCAAGGTGCTTGGACAGCCCTTGGTCAAGCTCAAGCTCAAGCTAAACGTACTGCAGATATTGCTACTTCTAAGTCAATAACAAGTAATGCTGCAGAAAATACTGCTATTTTAGGCATGAGTGGTGCTTGGTCAGAAATGCGTAAACAAGTTGGTGAATCCCAGATGGGGCCAATTCGTAAAGCATTTACAACTGTGTCCAGCGCAATTAGTATTGCTTCAACAGCTCTTATGGGGTTTGTTGGTGCTTTACAAACTTATATATTTATTATTGGTGCAGTTATTGCAGGTGCTAGACTACTAGACTCTTACTTAACTAAAAATGCAGAACAGTCAGAAGCATTTAAACTAGCATTAGATAATTCAAATGAATCTGTAAAGAATTATGACAGAACATTAAAAGCTCTAAGTAAGATGGATTCTAGTGCTGTATTTAGTGCAGCAGGTGTAACTGCCCAAGCAAATGCTTTTAAAGAGCTAAGTGATAATCTTGGTACATTACGCGAAAAGTTTGAAGAATTAGATAAAGCAACCACAGGTTGGGATAGATTCTGGGATGGAATTTTTAGTAAGAGTCAAGGACAAAAATTTGCGGAAGCAAGTGTGTCTAATATTACTAAGTTAATTGCTGGTATTGACAATCCAGATGTTCGTGCACAAATGACTGCTAAAGTTGATGAAGTACTTGGTACAACAGGTGGTAGTCAACTACAATGGCTGGAAGCTCTTAAAAAGGGTGGACCAGAAGCTGCTGCTGCAGTAAAACAAATTGAAGATAAGATTAAACCGCTCGCCACAGGCATGAGTATAACTGCTAGCCGTAGTAAAGAGTTTGACGATCAACTTAAAAAATTAACGGATTCTTACAAAGAATTTGCATTTTCAGCTATTGATAAATCACCTATGAGTAAACTAGGTGATGATATGTTGTTATTTTCCACAAAAACAGTAGGAGCACTAGCAGATACAGAAGCCGGCCTTGGTAGTATGAATAAGTTACTACAAGATGCTACAAAACTTGGCATGTTCAGTCCAGATGTTTTTGCACAAATGCAAAAAATGAGAACTGAAGTAGAAGGACTAAACAAACAACACGGCGATACTGCTATTAAACTAAAAATAGCTAGACAAGAGGTTAGTTCATTAGAACTAGAGTACGAAAGATTAAACAAAGCTTACGGTGGTTTAAGTGAAGATCAAATTCAATCTTTACGAAATGAGGGTGCTGACACTTCTGGTATTGATCAGATGCAGGCAGCTCAAGAAAAACTTAATAGTAAGTTAGCTTACATATCTGAATTAAATCGCAAAGATACAGAAGAAAGACGAAAAATTGCTGAATTAATGGCTAGTCCAGTATTCAAAGAAATGGCTGTTGAGTCTTTTAAAATCGGTGCTGATCTAATTAGTAAAAGTATAGATTTTGCATTTCAAAAAGCTAGTATTGACCTAAAGCGAGGTATTCTTGGTAATTTAAGTGATTTACCAGGTTCTGGTGCTTTACAGCGAGAAGTAGACAAACAAGATATAGGTATTCAACGTTCTCAATTAGAGATGCAAGCAAAAATGCTTCAAGCTCAGTACTTAATGATTGCTGCTCAGAACCAAACTACTGCCGCAGTAATGATGGATAAAGCAAAAGCTAGACTTGAAGGGCGTGATGCAACTGGTGCATATCGTGGTGAAAGAAGTGATGCCGGAAATGCCTCAGTAAGTAATGCTCAAGGCATGATGGATATTACTGCACAGTTCAATGAATTTGTTACTAAAGGTGGTAAAGGTGCTCCTGCTATGGTTAATAGTTTAACCAAGGCAATGAAAGATTTTGGTAAAGAAAGCCCAGAAATGGCCGCCAGCTTACAACAAATGTTAGCTGCTACTAAATCTTTTATGGAAGTGGATGCTACTAGAGCAGGTATTGACACTAAAGACAAACTGTCAAAAATGCAAATGGGCTTAAAGCTAATACAGGAACAAAAAACTGTTAATGAAGCTATTAATTCAGAAGAAAAATCTGCCATTGCCTTAAAACAAGCTCAACTAAATATTATTGGTCAACAAAATGCTTTCCAAACAGAAGAACAAGTAGCTGCACAAAAACTTCTTTCTATAGAAGCAGCTAACCAAGAATATGCTCAGCAAGGAATATCTATTGCAGCAGATAGAGCCAAATATGAATTACTTATTGCTGAAGCTAAAAAAGCAGGATTAAAAACAAGTGAGTTAGAAGATAGTAGTAAAAAGTTATTACTTATCAGAGAAACTAATCGTGAAGCTGATAAAACAGTTAAAACAGCACAGGCAGAAGCAGCTGAAAGATTAAACCTAATTAAAGTCTTAGCAGAAGAAGAAATGCGCAGACTTAATATTAGACAAATTATTGCAGATACAAACGCTATTAGAGCAACTACTACTAATGAATTAAATGATTTAGAACTACAATATCAAATTAATTCAGAAAAATTCTCTGCTCAACAAATTGCTGATTCTAAGGCTATAATTGAAACTACTAAGATTCAAACAGAAGCAAGAGCTAAACTTGCAACTCTCGAAATTAATTATTTAAGAGAGATAACTAAATTAGTAGAGGCATATCAAAAAGCAGCGCCAGGTGCTGCTGGAGAAGCCGTAAGAGCTGATATTAGAGCTCAAATGGAGGCTATTGGTGAAAAGTATACTGCTGAAGTAACTGGCGTTAATGCTGTTGCAGCTGCTAAACAAAAATTAGTAGACTTAGACAAGAGCCTATCAGAGCGTCAAAAAGCTTATGGCGATGTATTTAAGAAAACTTTTGAAGGTATGGCAGATGCTATTGTAACATTTGTACAAACTGGCAAACTGGATTTCAAGGGTTTAATTGACTCTATGTTGGCTGATTTGTTACGTTATGAATTACGCTTACAAGCATTAGCAATGTATCAAGCTATGCGCCCAGGACTACTAAACTTCTTTAACTTTGGCTCTAGCCCTGGTGGTGCACCAATAGTTGATAGTACTGCTAGTTCACTATTACCAACGCTTGCTGCAAAAGGTCGTGCTTACGACTACGGAATTGAAAAGTTTGCAATGGGTGGAACCTTTACTAATCAAATAGTAGATTCTCCTACATTGTTTAAATTTGCTCAAGGCACTGGTATGATGGGTGAGGCAGGCCCAGAAGCTATTATGCCCCTAAAGCGTGATGCTAATGGAAATCTTGGTGTTCGTTCAGGTCAGCAACAACCTAATGTTGATGTTGTAATTAATAACTATAGTACGGCACAGGCTACCACAGAAGAGACTACTGATTCTAAGGGCAATCGTAGAATTGAAGTTACTATTGGTGATATGACAGCCGGAGAGATGAGTAGAAGCGGTAGCGCTACACAAAGATCTATGAGAAATACTTACGGTATTCAGCCCCAACTAATTAGGAGATAATAATGGCATATAGTTATGTATGGCCAGCAACACTTCCTCAAGTGCCTCAAAAAGGGTATTCGGAAACTGGTGGAGCTAATATTTTAAGTACTAGTATGGATTCTGGTCCAGCTAAGCGTAGATATCGTGGTAAAAGACCACAAACATTATCTGTTAGTTTTCTAATGACTACAGCAGAAGTAACAGCTCTAGAGACATTTGTTCTAGGCCCTAATGCTATCAGAGGCGTTGCTAGATTTGGATTCCCACATCCACGTACTGGACTAACAGTTGAAGTAAGAATTTTACCAGAAGGTAGTGATGGTAACTTATATAATGTGAGTTATACTGCCCCAGGCTACTATAATGTAAGTATGAAGTTAGAAATATTACCATGAGTAGATTAACATCAATGAGCCCAGAAGCTATCCGTGCGGTTTTTTCGCCAGACATGGATAGTGATCTAATATTTTTACTAACAATGTATGATCCTACCACAGGTGGTGTAGCTGCCCGTTTAGCCGATAACTTTACACAAAGACTTACAACAGCGCCTTATGCCGAAACACCTACTGAAGTATACTATGGTGTAGTAAGCAGAGGCGAACAGTTTTTATTCCTACCTATGGACCTAAGTCTGCCCAGTGAAGAAGAAGCACAAGCGCCTCGCTGCTCACTAACTTTACGAGATGTAACTAGGTATGTTACACCTATTATACGTAGTATTAGTGGGCCGCCAAAAGTAAAAATGGAGTTAGTGTTATCAAAAACTCCAGATATTGTAGAAGCTAGTTTTGTAGGTTTTTATATTAATAGTTTTACATATAATGCTGATTCAGTGACTGCTGAATTATCTATGATTGATTATGAGCGTGAACCATTTCCAATGCACGCATTTACAGCTCCATATTTTCCAGGATTATTCTAATGTGGCATAATAAATACGTGGGTATTCCCTATAAAGAAAAAGGCAGAAATCTTGACGGCGTTGATTGCTGGGGATTGCTGCGTCTAGTATATTCTGAAGAATTCAAAATTAATTTACCAAGTTTTGTAACAGACTATGCAGAAAATGATACTTTACGTATTCAAGAACTAATTGCACAATATAAAGAGGGTTGGACACAATTAGAAGAACCTGAAGAAGGGTGTACTGTACTATTTAAAGTACTTGGTACCGAATCTCACGTTGGTATTGCAGTTAGTAACACTCACTTCTTGCATGCGCGAGAAGGACAGTACTCGGCAATTGAAAGCTTCGATTCCCGCGCTTGGAAAAATCGTATTGTTGGATATTTTAAATACACAGAAAAAAGTTCAGCAGTATTAAATCTAGTACCACATCCCTTACGCACACAAAGATTTACTGTTGCAGTTGAGCCAGGTACTAAACTAGAAGAATTAGTACCTTGGGTTGCCAAAGAATATTCTATTCCTCAAGAGTTACGTTCACGAATTATAATTGTACTTAATGGTCGAGTTACTGACCCTGGTGAGTGGTCTGTAACTACATTAAAAGATACTGATCAGATTGAGTATAGAGCCGTACCAGCAGGTGGCGGCGGTGGTATTTTTAGAATGATTGCAATGATTGCAATTGCAATTGCTGCTCCTTATGCTGTTGCATATATGGCTGGAGCAACGTCAGCAGCTATTGCAGCTAGTGGAGCACTAGTAGCTAGTGGGATGGGTGCAGTTGCCTTTACTGCCGCAACTATGGCAGTTAGTTTAGTTGGCTCAATGCTAATTAATGCTATTGCACCTATTCGTCCACCTTCAGCACCAAGTGATCCTGGTAGTAGTGAGCGCCAGTTGATGGTTACAGGTGCAGCCAATCAAGCTAATAAGTATGGAGCAATACCCGTTATTTTAGGGAAAGTAAAAATTACTCCTCCTCTTGGTGCTCAAAATTATATTAGTTATGAGAATGACCGTGATACATATTTAACTATGTTATTGGTATGGGGCTATGGTCCTTTGGTAATAGACCCTGCAACTATTAAAATTGGAGAAGTTGCAATATCTAACTACACTCTATCAAAATTTACTGATGGAACAGATAAACTAATAACACTAGATCATAGAACTACTCCTACTACAGCAGAACTAACAAAATTTAATTCTATTTATGGCAGCGACGTTTATCAAGTAAACAAGAATCTTACACTAGTATGTGATGGTAATCCAGAAGGTTCAACAGTAACTACCTCAGCAGTGGATAGTGAAGATGTGCCAATTACAACAACTACATTCCCTACTCCTGGACCTTATTCTGAAGCGGCAAGTTCTACTGCTGTAGATAAGGTAACTGTAGCTATTCATTTTCCACAAGGATTAAGAAAAGTAAAAGCAAGAGGTGATGGTGCTGGTGATAGCTCAGCAACATCTGTTACACTTAATTATGAAGTTAAGGTTGGTAGTGGTGCTTGGACTCCTTGGAAAAGAGTTGTATATGGTACAGATGCTGCTAAAAAAGATGCATTTACTATTACTGAAACTTATGACATAGGCAGTACTCAATTACTGCAAGTAAGAGTTAGACGAGAAACTGGAGATAACACAGAAGATAATCCAGATTGGAGATATGCTTTTGAAACAGTATTTTTAAGTGCTACATTTATTAGTAATACTAGTCCAGCTGTAGATCCTAAAAACTGTGCTATTGCTAAGACAGCTATTCAGGTTAAAGCCAACGAACAACTAAGTAATAGTATTGAGGGTATAAATGCTATTGTTCAAACTTATGCTTTAAGTTGGAATGGTACAGCTTGGGTAATGGCAGGTACAAGTAATCCAGCCGACTTATTTAGATATGTGTTACAACATCCAGGTAATCCACAAAGAATACTAGATAGTGAAGTTAGTGATAAAATTAATTTATTACAACTACAATACTGGCATGACTATTGTGTTACAAAAGGATTCACATTCAATCGTATTCAGTCAGAATCAAAAAGCGTCCTAGATACACTACGAGATATTTGTGCCGCAGGTAGAGCTAGTCCTGCATTAGTTGATGGAAAATGGACTGTTGTTATTGATGAACCAAAATCAAATATAGTACAACATTTCAGTCAGCATAATAGTTGGGGATTTGAAGGAACTAGAGCCTTACCTAGATTACCTGATGCATTACGTGTTATATACTATGATGAAGATCAAGATTACCAAGAGGCCGAAATAATTGTATATGCTTCAGAAAAGTCGCAAGCTAATGCAGAATTATTTGAAAGTATTCAGTTACCTGGAGTAACAAAAAGTACTTTAGTAATAGATCATGCTAGATGGCATATGGCACAAGCTCAACTTCGTCGTGAAAGTTATACACTAAGTACAGATATTGAGTACATTGTTGCCAATCGAGGTGACAGAGTAAAAGTAACTCACGATGTACCAATGTGGGGTTTGGGTAGCGGTAGAATAAAAAATAAGCTAACTAGTACTATTTTTGAACTAGATGAGTTAGTTCCTATTGATGATGCCTCTAGTCATACAATAAGAATTAGAAGTAGTACTGGTGCTAGTACTGAAAGAACTATCAAACAACAGTTTATTATCAGCTCAGTAAACAGGGCTAATAATTTAGTTACAGTTACATTAAATGATGTACATCCATTAAGTATTGGCGACTCTGTGTATGTAACTACACCAGTACCAACTATTGGCAGTCCTACGGCTGTTGTTACAGCCGTAACAACCAATTCTTTTAGCTATATTTCAATCGGAGGTAGTGTAAGTACTACTTCTACTAGTGGAACAGTAGTATTAAATGATGGGTACTACAGTAAAGTTCAAGTAACTGTAAGTACTACTGCTAGTGAGGCTAATAGTGGCGATCTTTTCTTATTTGGAAAATATCAGCAAGAGTCTCAAGATTTAATTATTATGAATATTGAGCCTACGACTAATAAGACAGCCAGAATTACTTTAGTAGATTATGGCGTAACTAGTAGCTATAATATATTTACTGGATATTTAAATTTAACTGCTGCAACTGTATTTGAAACAAATATTACAAAAGCGCCTGAGTTTTTACAAAATGCTTTCGCAGACACAGATGTACCCGCAGTTACTAATATTCAAAGTGATGATTTAGTAGCGGAAATTATTAGTCCTGGTACTTACTCTTATAGAATACGAGTAAGTTATGCTAATAGTAGTCAATTACCCCCAACTGTCCAAAGTGTAGAATGTCAATACGACCTATCTACTTCTACTAATTCAAGTAATTATAGAACAGTAGTAGTTCCTTTCTTATCTAATACTGTAAATATACCAAATGTATTAGTTGATGAGATTTATAAACTACGTTTGAGATACGTAAGTTCTGATGGTAGAGTTGGTGTCTGGAGTGCTTGGTACACTCATAGTGTATCTGGCAAACAATTTAATTACAATAATGTAGATAGCGTTATTGTAAAAAGAGTTGGAAGATTTATTAGTGTTACTCCAAGCATGACCGTATTACCAGAAGATTTCAAATTTTACGAAGTTAGAGTGTTTAAAGATGCTGGAACTGGTGATTTTTGGAATAGTACTGACACTAATATTATAAAAACCAAAACAACAAGTACAGCTAATATTGATATTAAACAATTTCCTGTACATAGAATAAGTGCCGCAGGTGTTAAATATAGGGTAGCAGTACGTACAGTAAATACTGTAGGTAATTATTCTACTACTAGTTTGCTTGGCGAAATAACTTTAACAACCATAGCACCTTAATAGGATCCAAATATGTCAGCTTCTTTATCCCCAGGTATTGATTCGTTAGTTTTATCCGTGGCTCGTCCATTGGACTCAGATGGGGTAACGCCACGCGACGACTTAATTGGTTTAAAAGTGTGGTACTCTACCACAAGTGGTTTTGACCCTAGCCAAGGGCAAGGAACATTAGTTTATGACGGTGCAGGGCTTATAGCTACTATTAGTGGCTTGACTGCCCGTGCCACATATTATGTAAAATACGCACTTATCAGTGAAATTGAGCCGGATTACTATACAATTAGTGATCAGCTAAGTGCTATACCTGCGTACGGCTCTACAACAGTAGATAATACACCACCACCTACTCCAACTGGTGTTACAGTTAGTTCAGCAATTACAAGTGTATTTATTCAACACGATAGTCCAGTTTATTCGCAAGGACGTGGTCATAAAAAGACTCATGTCTATGCAATGAAAACCACTGCATCAACGCCAGCAGCTAGTATTGTATTTGCTAATGCCACAAAAGTTGCTGAATTTACTGGTACAATTTTTACCATGAGTTCCAACCCAGGTACTACATGGCATATATGGTTAAAGTGGGAAACTAATGACGGATACTTTAGTGCTGTAGCAAGTGGTGGTACAAGCGGCAATGAGACCACAACTGGACAAGATGTAACTTCACTTTTAGGAGTATTAAATAAACAGTTAACTGCTAGCGAATTAGCTACTTCGCTTAGTACTCGTATTGACTTAATTGATACAGCTAGTACTGGTTTGGTAGATAAAGTAACCGGATTAATTACTACTTATGGTGATACTGCTAACTCAGCAACTAATGCTGCTGCCGCACTAGCTGCTAAAACAGCAGCCATTGCAGCTCAAACGGGTGCTGAAACAGCCGCTACTACTGCTACTACAAAAGCTACTAATGCTGCTACATCAGCAACAGCGGCTGCCACATCTGCTACTAATGCTGCTACATCTGAAACAAATGCAGGAACTAGTGCTGGAGCTGCAGCTACTTCTGCTACAACTGCTAGTACAAAAGCCGCAGAAGCTGGTACTAGCGCTACATCTGCCGCTACATCTGCAACTAATGCCGCCAGTAGCGAAAGCGCTGCCGCTACTTCAGCAACTACTGCAGCTACTTCTGCTACAACAGCTGGTGAAAAAGCAACTGCCGCATCTAATTCAGCTACTAGTGCGGCAACATCGGCAACTAATGCAGGTACTTCAGCTACTAGTGCGGCAACATCGGCAACTACTGCAACTACTAAAGCAGCAGCAGCTAGTGTAAGTGCAACTAATGCTGCTACATCAGAAACTAATGCAGCTGGCTCAGCTACAAGTGCTGCTAGTTCCTTAACTAGTGTACAAGCGGTAGCAACTGACTATAATGGTGCTGTACAAACACTTGCCCGAACAGTTGCTGGTTCAGATGGTGCTACTGCCCAATATACTGTTAAAGTTCAAACAGGTACAAATAATGCCAAGTATGTAGCAGGTTTCGGATTATCTAGTACAACTACGGCTGCTGGCGATTCTACAAGTAATTTTGCTATTGTAGCCGATAAATTTTCAATTGCTCCCGTAGCGTCAGGAATTAATGCTAATAGCGCTAGTCCATTTTTTGTACTAACACAAACTACCAAAATAGATGGTATAGATGTTCCAGCAGGTACTTACTTAAAAACAGCTTTTATTGCAGATGCAACTATTACTACTGCAAAAATTGCTGATGCAGCAATTACTAGTGCTAAAATTGATAGTTTGAGTGCTAGTAAAATCACAGCTGGTACAATTAAAGTTGACCTTGCCATTAAGTCTCCAGATGAAAAGTTTATAGTAGATTTTCAGAATAAATATATCTCCATTACGGTTTAGTACAATTATTATTTGCCGCTAAACAAAACAAAAATACCAGCCATAGGGCTGGTATTTTTTTATGTTGACATTAGCCTGCCCTTATGATATAATAATACAAAATGTCCACAGGTGTTTAAATTTTTTCTTGACAAGCGGAAAGCTAGTTTGAAACACCATAATATAATAGAATTAGCTTAGTTATGCTAACTAGCCGCAATAAGCAAGGAGAATATCTAATGCCGGAACTAGTCCCTGAAAATTTAATTCAAGCGTTTGGCGCGGTTGCTATGGCAGCTATCGTTGTAATGCTTGGAATTCAAAAAATCATAAAACATTGGCAAACCACAGACGCAGAAAATTCAATTATCAAAATTATGCATAATGAATTGGAACGTATGAGCCAACAGAATACAGCTCTTAGTGTAGAGCTAGGTAGATTACACAACGAAGTAATTGCATTAAATACACAACTACAAATGTTGACTGTAGAAAATCAGCGATTACAAACAGAAGTTATTGCACTTACTAATGAAGTAAGTAGCTTTAAAGCATTAAGACAAGGCGGTGCATATGGCAAGATCTAGACTGTTAGACCCAGCTAATGACCTTATAACAGATGGCGGTGACGTACTTTGGAGTTTTGTAAGAGGCGAGCAATTAGAGTTTCCTATTACCTTAAACTTTGTAGAAAACGTAATGGCTGGCTACACATACGAAGCAGTAGTTGTAGAAGCCGATAATATTCCTGAACAAACTACTACTCCTACAACGGTTAAAGACGGCGGCATAACAAACGTCTTAGTTGTTAGAGTTCCAACAAATCGTGGTAACTGGGATTCAGCTCAGGCTTACAACAAAGAAGAAGTAGTTTATTATGGTGGCAAATACTATAAACTAATAGCTGGCGTAGCCCTTACAAATACAGTAACACCAGACTTAGACCCTAATTGGTTAGAAACTACACTAAGTAAAGTATACTTACAGTTTCCAAAAACTTTAGGTTCTACATGGGGACAAGTACCAACAGTTACTACTCCAGTTTACGGATTCTTTGAGTTACGAGTAACTGAGCCACAAGACAATATTTTTAGACGTACTTGGAAACCTATTCGAGGTATGGTAGAAATCCTATTCAGCCCTACTTACAGCGCTGACGATTAAGGAACACTATGACACTAGATACTAGACAAATTTTACTAACAGCTACAACGTATACTGGGCAGGTAGAAACTGCAAATATAGTAGGTAATGCACCAGCTACTAGTGAAATTGCTTCTGGTATTCCTGGTGCACTACCAGTAATAACACAATTAAATGATGTAGCGTTAAATTTTACAGCTACCAACATGGGCGAGGAAAATATTCCAGACCCACGATTATTTAAATTTTTAAGTGATGAATTTAAATTAAACGAACAAGCAGTCAAACAAGTTTTTAAGAACTTAAGCGACTTATCTACCACAGACGAACAAGTACGCAAATTACTACAAAAAGTTCTCCAAGACATTACAACTACATCGGACGTATTTGACAGAGTTTGGACTGCATACAGAACTTACACAGATTCTACAACTAATACCGAGCTGTTACAAAAAGACTTCCAAAAAGTACTTTTAGACTTATCAAACAGTAGTGATTTATTACGCACAGATGTAGGCAAGTATTTAGCAGATGTAACTGCACTAGCCAACCTAAGTTACGCAGTTATCTTAGTAGGCAAAGACCTACAAGATCAAACAATTGGATTCACAGATGTTTTAACTCGAATTGTAGATTTTAACAGAACTTTTGAAGACACGGCATTTATGACCGATGACTTTTATGGTGCTGCTAATATTGATGATGACGAGTACGCAGATGTTTATAAAGTTGTTTTAGAGTGGATACGCCCTGAAGAAACATTTTCGGTTGACATAGATAAACCAGATGTAGAAGATCAGGCCGCACTTGGCGAACAAGCTTACTTAGAGCCACAGATTCCTAAAACGGACCAAGTTGTAAATGCAGATTTACAGTTTGCTACCATAGCGCTTAGCAAATTAGATCAAACAACAAACAGTGAGCTACAGGTATTTGATATCACAAAGCCTGATCGTGAAGATACGGCTACTACCAGCGAACAACAAGCATTTGATGTTGTCAAACCAGATTTGGTTGACCAAGCTACAAATTCAGACCTACAAACCCTGGATGTTGGTCAAACCAGCAGCGATAGTTTTACAGCTCAAACAGAAGAATACTACTTTGATGTTGATAAACCAGATATAGCAGATCAAGCAACAGCCACAGATCAAGCAGCCAAAGATTTTAGCAAACCAGCAGATGACGATCAAGTATCGATTGCTGAGTTATTGCTAACCAAACTAATTGGTTTAAATATCAATGAGATTGACTACTTCTTAGAAGATTATGTATTTGACATAACAGATTATACATTCAAAGCTGTTCATGCCAGAGACCAAATTACTCAAATTGTAGTAACAAAACAATTCGAAGACCTAGTAGACTCCACAGATGACTTTTATGGCGAAGCAAACATCGATGATGATGAGTATGCTAGCATTGACAAAGTACTTGCCGATTACAGCACATTCTCAGAGAACTTTGATCGAGTAGTACAGTATATTAGGTTGTTTTACGAAACAGCCACAATGTTGGAACAAGCGGAACTAGCTGCCACAAAAGTTGTTAGTGATCAGACCAGTAATAGTGAGTTAACTAACTCAGATGTTTACAAAGTCAACAACGATCAAACCACTACATCAGAAACAAAATCATTCGATGTCGAACAAACTAGTATAGATCAAGCTACTAGTTCAGAACAAGCAACCATTGCCACAAGCACTGTATACTCAGACCAAGCAACTACCACAGATGACTTTAGCAGATTCTACCAAGCAGTTAGAGTTTTTGCAGAACTAACACAAACAACCGAACGTATTGAACAACTTGTAGAGCGTGTTAGTTCTGACCAAGCTGTGTTTACAGAATTGTTTACCAGAGCTGTTGAAAAATTCTCAAATGACCAAGCCGCAACAAGCGAACAGCAAACATTTGACTTTTATGGTGTTTACGAGGAGCTAGTAGATGCAACTGATGACTTTTATGGTGCTGCTAACATTGACGATGATCAAATTGCAACAGTTGACAAAGTACTTGCCGACTATGCAACTAATTCGGAAACCATAACTACTGTTGCTGAATTTTACAGAACATTCTTAGAAACTGCAATCAGCGCAGATCAGGCAACATTTGATTTTGCTAAATCGCTGTTAGACACTGTAACAACATCAGAAAGATTTCAAGTTGATTTTTCAACATCACGAACTGAAACTGCTACTATATCAGAAACAGTTCAACAAGCTTTTGAAACATCCAGAACTGAAACAGTTGCACAAATTGATTTATTCACGCAAAGCATTGAGCCGGCCAAATACGAAACGGTTGTTACAAGTGAAGCTACCGCATACGATACAAGCCTAGACAAGCGTGAAACTGCAAACACTGCGGAAACAGTCGCTCAAGATTTTTCAACGCCACGCACTGATGTGGCAAGTATCTTAGAGTTATTTACCAGTGAATGGACTGCGCTTAGAAGTTATAGTGATGGTATAGCGCAAACTGATACAGTTAGTCTAGACACTACCAAACCTGCAACTGAAACAACCACAACAAGTGATGCACAAACACTTGATGTAATCAAACGACCGCTAGATACTACTACAACATCAGAGGTCGTTGGCAAAGATGCCACTACCGAGTTCTCAGAACTAGTAGATGCCACAGACGACTTTTACGGTGCTGCAACTGTTGGCGACGATGAGTACGCTGCAATTGACAAAGTACTTGCTGATTATGCTACCAATTCGGACGTAGTCACAACATTAACTACTTTCTTAAGATCAGTTAATGAATCCCAAATTTTATCTGAAGTATTCGCTGCTGCAACTGACAAAGCACTTTCAGATATTACTAACAGTAGCGATACTGTGACCTTGCTTACTGCTCCAACAAAATTGGAGTCAGTATCAACATCTCAAACAATTTCACTTACTTTACAGAGCTATTTCTCTCAGGACTATGCACAGTTAGGGTATACAGGTGAAACATATACTTATTAAGGATTTTATATGTTACAAGACAACATCAAAACTAAAGGTACGTTGACCCTAGTTCTAACGGACGAAAACGGTAACGTAAAACAACAAGATGAGCATAACTTAGTAGTTTCTACAGGTTTAGCTTATATCGCTAGCCGCATGAAAGATGCCACAGCAACTGCAATGAGCCACATGGCTGTTGGCGCTGGTGCTACTGCCGCTGCTGCTGCTAACAGTGCTCTTGGTAGCGAACTAGGCCGTGTTACACTAACTAGTACTACTATTGTTACTACTTCGGTAACTAATGACGCAGTTCAATACGTTGCAACATTCCCAGCTGGTACAGGTACTGGTGCTATTACTGAAGCTGGTATTTTCAACAACGTTAGTGCTGGTACAATGCTATGCCGTACAGTTTTCGCCGTGATTAACAAAGGTGCATTAGACACCCTAACAATCACTTGGAAAGTAACTGTAGCTTAATTTTAACGGGGATTACCTATGGCAACAATTATTACTCGTGTATTGGGTGCTACCGCCAAAGGTACTCCTCTTACAAATGAAGAAGTTGATAATAACTTTATCAACTTAAACACAGAAGTCGGTTTAAAAATGGTCAAGTCTGCTAATCTAGGTGATCTAGCAGACTTGCCTACCGCAAGAACAAATTTACAAGTGTATAGCCAAACAGAATCACTGAACCAGTCGATTGCTATGGCTATTGCTCTAGGATAAGGACAACAAATGGCTTTCAAATCAAAAATAACAGCAAACATCGGAGTAGACGCCAGTCCTAGTACCCTAACCCCTGTAATCACATCAGGACAAACAGCTACTCTTATTGGCTTATCTATTGCCAATACCACAGGTGCGACAATTAATGTGAGTGCCCGTGTTGTAAAAGCAGACGCAACGTCTGCATACTTAATTAAGAACGCCGCAGTCCTACCAGGCGGTGCACTGGCCATTGTTGGCGGTGATCAAAAAGTGGTTATTGAACAAGGCGACTCAATTACCGCCTCAGCAAGCGCAGCAAGTTCAGCAGACGCAGTAATTTCATACTTAGTTTAAGGAGTAGTCTATGTATATTGGAAATACTCCCTTCCAAGGTTTAGTTGGTGGCGGAAATATTCTAGACGCTTCGATTGAAGGCGTAGACCTAAGCACTAGTGCAATTGCAGCTAGACTTGGCTATACTCCTGTTGATCCAGGTGCAGCGGTATTCAGTGCCACAGTTGGTATTAGTTCTGGTAATTTAAATTTCAGCAGTACTGGTCAAAAGATTACTGCTGATTTTAGTAATGGCACAGTAGCTAATCGCGCAGCTTTTCAAACAACCACAGCTAATTCAGCTACTCGTCTAACTGTGTTACCAAGTGGCACAGGAACAATTAGTGCTATTAACCTACACGGTGCTTCAGATCCCACAAATTCAAGTGTTGCTCAATTTAATATGGTTGACGGCACTAGTGCTCAAGTACAATCAAATCGTTTTGGTACAGGTACTTATTACCCACTAACTTTCCACACAAGTAATACTGAACAAGTTCGTATTGATACCAGTGGTAACTTTAAACTAAATGGCGGATATATGTCATTTGGTGACAACGGATATATTCGCGCAGATTCAGAAGGTTGGTTACAACTACAAAGTGGTACTAGCGGTACCCGCATTATGAACTCTAGTAATGCAGCAGCATATGTAACTATAGACTCTAGTGGTAACTTTTTACTTGGCGTAACAGACACTAATCCGCCAACTAGCGCAAACGCATTTGCATTTGCAAAATCAGATAATACTTTACGTTTTAGCAATACAACAGCTGCTGGTAAAGTTTGGACTATAGGTACGGCTACACCAGGTATTGCAAGTCAAAGTGACTTCTTTAGTTTTGGTCGCTATAATGGTACTGCTTGGGCTGAATTAGCGCGTTTTGATAATGCTGGTCGCTTAATGATTGGAGTTACTTCAAATATTAATGCAACCACAGCACTACAGGTGTATTGGTCAAATAATGCGCGTATTGGTATTGATAGTCCTGATAGCCAAGGATTTTATTTTACCAAAGCTGGTGCAAATAACGGTACTTTTAGAGTTGACACAAACGGTAACTACGAGTGGTACACAAAAACTGTTTCCCAAGCAATGATTTTAGCTGCTGGCGGTGATTTATTAATTAATGCTACTGCAAATTATACTGGTGCTAAACTATATGTAGAAAATAAAATTAATGTAAATTATAGTGGCGAAATTGCTATGCGCTATAATAATAGCAGTAGTACAGAAAATACTGGATACTGGAAAGGTATGACTGGTACTAGTCCTGCCTCTGGTGGTAGTGCTCGTGGATTACACCTATTTAATTATGACAAAGATAGTGATGAAGGTATTAACTTTTGGACAGGTATTCCAGGCTCTGCCACACGATTGGCGAGAATACTACCTAGTGGTAATGTTGGTATAGGTACAGATAGTCCAGCAGTAAAACTACATGTAACTGGAAATGGTGAAGTTTTAAGAGTTGCCACAACTACCAACGGTTATTTATCTTGGTATCGTGGAGCTACGTGGGCAGGGTATATTGATGCCGAATCTGGTGGAGATATGACTTATGCAAATGCCACTTCTACTGGTAATATAAAGTTTATTACTAACTCTGGTGAGCGTATGCGTATTACTGCCGGTGGTAGTGTTGGTATAGGAGAAACTAGTCCAGCTAATAGATTAAGTGTTACTAGTACAGGTTCAAGTAATACAGGTGTAATTGGTATTACTGCTACAGATTCGTCAAGCTCATTTATTTGGGCATCTCAAGCTTTTGATTCAGTAATGCCAGCCGGTTCAACTTTCCTTCATATGATTGGAAAATCTGGATCTACAAGAAATGCTGGTTATATTGGGTATAGATGGAACAGTGATGCTGCATCAGGTAACTTACTAACATTTGGTCATTTTGGTGTTGACTACGCTATGAATCTCACGGGTGCAGGTAATGTTGGTATTGGTACTACGACCCCGCAAGGTACGCTAGAACTAAAAGGCAATTACGAAGCTGGATATAGTTTAGTTCTTTCAGGAACTTATGGTACTGGTAGATCTTGGGGTTTTCGCACACACGGTGGAAATTCTGAAACATTTGCACTATACGATATAACAGGTACCCTTCGTAGAATGTATTTTAGTTCTACAGGTGAAACAGTATTTGAAAATGGAAGTGGTGTACAACGTTTATTTATTGATGCTAATGGTCAGGTTGGTATTGCCACAGCGCCAGGTTACAAATTTCATGTTGAGGATAGTTCTGCATTAAGCTCTGGTTTCCGCAATCACTCTAGCTTTACTATGAGTAATATGACTGGGGGCGGTTTATCAGTTGGTATAGGTAAATCAGGTAGTACAAATAACTTAGCAAAAGTAGTATTTAACTATGCTGGTAGCGGAAGTACAAGTAACTCACTTGGTCTTGGTTTTTGGGATAACGACAATAAGTGGAAATTATTTCCTACTGGTCGACTAGACATAAACGGTGTAAGCGTATTTTATACTGCTGGTAACTGTGGTGGCGTAGATAGTTTTTATGTTGATATTCCTATTGCTAATGATAATACTGGTAGTGCTAATACATATCATATTCAAGCAAGTTTCTCACATGCAAGCTGGGGTGGTTACGGATGCTTACTAGACACTTGGTATAATGCTAGAGGTGCTGGTAACTTTATTGAACAGTATGATACCAGAGCAGTAACTAGCAGTAACGGCGGTAGCTGGTCAGTTTCAAAACCTGCTGCAGGTACACTGCGCATTACTAAAAATGCTGGTACTTATAGTGGCGGTGGTCCTTATTGGATTCGAGTAACTTTTGCAGCATAACAAGGACAAACAATGATACTATTATTTAATACAGCAGGACAACACGTGTTTTCCTGCTTACATATACCAGATTCACATAAAACTAGTGAGTATACTGCTGCAAAATTACCTGATACTGAAACTTTTGATATTAACCGCGTTTATACACTAGTAGAGGGTGAAATTGTTGTAGGTGAATTAAAGCCTGTTGATCAAGCAGAAATTGCACGAATTGAAACAGAACTTGCCGCAATGCAATATCAGCAAGAACGTAGACAAGCATACCCTTCTATAGAAGATCAACTAGATACATTGTATCACGGTGGATATGATGCTTGGAAAACAGAAATTGCTGTAATCAAAGCCCAATACCCTAAACCAACGGGAGGTAACGCATGAGTTACATAGGAAATAGTCCAGGAGTAGCGTCACAACGTGTAACGACTACCTTAACGGCAACAGCTGGGCAAACTCAGTTTACTACCCAGTCAGGTTATGTTTTAGGTTACGTAGACGTATACTTAAACGGTGCTAAATTAGTAAATGGTTCGGACTTTGAAGCTATCACAGGTACTTATATCACCCTATTTGCCGGGGCTGCGGTTAATGATGTCATTGAATTGGTTAGCTATGTTCCACGCGGGTTATCGGATGGATACACCAAAGCCGAAGCAGATGCCAAGTTTCTTGACGTTGGTGGTGATACTGCTAGTGGAACAATTAATCTAGGTACTAACGGACTAACAGTTGGCACTAATCAATTAGTTGCTAACGGCGGTTTTGTTGGTATTGGTACAGCTAGTCCAACAAACAAATTAACAATTCAAGCCGATGCTACTGGTGTATCGTTTGCTGATAATGCAATAGCACAGCTTTTAATTGAAGGTTTAACCGATTATACAAAACGCCTTGGTTTGGGTATTGACACAACAAACAATGTTGGCGTTATCCAAGCACAAAAATATGGAACAGGTAATTATCCATTAGCAATTAATCCCGCAGGTGGTAATGTTGGTATTGGTACAACTAGCCCTAGTTCAGCATTATATGTAAGACGCACTAGTGGTAATTCAGGAATTTATACTGACTATAATGGTACTAACATTGGTCGTATTGAAGCTGCCTCAAATGGCAATTTATATATTGGTATTACAACTGGTAATGGCGATATTGCTATCGGCAACACTGCAAATACTTCTGTAATTAATATTCTATCCTCTGGCAATGTAGGTGTTGGTACAGCCAGTCCAAGCGGTAAATTTCACGTATCACAAACTTCTGGAAGCATGTACATAAACGTTGCTGGCGGTATTCCAAGAATGTATCTTGGTGGTGGCAACGGCTGGGGTTTCAACCGAATTACTGCAACCGAAGATATTTTCTTTGGTGAGCCAGGCGACACAGGAACTTGGAGAGTTCGTGGGTCGGGAACAATTTCCCTAGGTGTAGGTAACACTGCTACATCAATGACCATTGTTGGTGATGGCGGTAACGTTGGTATTGGTACTTCATCACCAGCTTACCCTCTTGATATTTTAAAAACGCAAGACGGAAGTACCATAGTTCAAGTAACTAATGCTTCTACAGGTACATCAGCCAGAACCAGACTACTATTTACAGGCGATGCATCAGCAGGCAGTTTAAGTGCTGGTATGCACAACAGCGCACATGCCAGCTATCCAAATCAAGCATGGATCTGGGCTAGTGGTTCAACAACTCCACTTGTATTAGGTACGCAAGGTACTCCAAGATTAACTATTGATAGTTCGGGTAGTGTAGGCGTTGGATTAACTCCAAGTTCACAGTTTAGTGCGGGTAAAGCTATTGAAGTAGGCTCAGCGGGTAATGCTTTCTGGTCTAATGGTGCAAATGACGTTAGAATGTCTGCAAACGTAAAATACAATTTACATGCAGCAACAGGTTACGCTAGTACATATGTACAAAGTGCTGGCGTACATACATGGAACACTTCTCCTTCTCAAGCAGCAGGTACTGCGGTAGCTTGGAATACCGGAATGACATTAAGTGCATCTGGTTACCTTGGTATTGGTACTGCTAGTCCAGCAGGCTATTTACACTCAGAAGGTAGTGCAGCAATAAATGCACTATTACGTAACCCATTAGCTAGTGGGTATACTACTTTACGTTTATATAATGATATAAATAGTGCATATCGCGCTCTTGAAATTGACTATAATGGCTCTACCTACCCTGGAGGAGAGCTGGCTTGGATTGGCACTACGGGTGCATATCCAGTAGTTCTTGCTACAAATAATACCGAACGTATTCGTATTAATGGTTCAGGTTATTTTGGTATTGGAACTTCTAATCCAATAACATTACTACACGCTAAAGCTACTTCTGCGGCAGATGTTACCTATAGACTTGAACCTTATACCAATGCTTATGCAAGTAAACTACTTATTAGTTCACAATCTTCAGGTGATGGTGGTATTCAGTATGGTGCAGGCGGTGGTAATGATTTAAATGTTTTTGCATATGGAAATATAACATTTTTAAACGGTACAGGTTCAATTAGTGGTGGTATTGGCACAGAACGTGTGCGTATTGACTCCAGTGGTAACGTTGGTATTAATACTACTAGTCCATTAACTGGTGGTGGTGGTGCTCGTTGGTTAACTATTGCTGGTAATACTGGAAATAGTTATAGTGGAGGTATTGCATTTAGTATTGGTACTACTAATCAGTGCTGGGTATATCAAGACACTGATAACTACTTTTCAAATCAAGGTGCTGGTTCAAACGCAGGATTTAAGTGGGGATTTGGTGCCACTGACTATATGCGTTTAAATAGTACTGGCTTGGGTGTTGGTACATCAAGTCCAAGCGCTAAACTTGAGGTTAGAGGTGCTACTAGTGATAATATTATAGCTGCTAATGCTATTTTTAAAGCTACTGGTTCTGGTGGTGACGGTATTGCAATAGGTGCAACAAATTCTTCACCTTGGGCCAATTGGATTCAATCTGGCTATTTAGGTAATGGATATAGCCCAGCATTTAATAGTGGGTATCAGTTATCCCTAAACCCAGTAGGCGGTATTGTTACTGTAGGTACTACTAGTACTGGTGATGGCGGTAGTAAATTGGTTGTTAATGGAGCTGCAACATTTGGAATTCCAGGACGTTTTGTTCATGCCTGGTGGCAAGGAGTCTCTCAGGGTACTACCTATCTACATATTCGTACTAGTATGTGGGGTGGTGGCGCTACTTATGGTAACCGTGATTATATAATGGGTGGTTTCCGTATTATGGGATATCAGTATACTACTCCAGGCAACTGTGACCAATGGATTCAATTCCATAATTGGAGTGGAAGTACTAATAATGGGTACAACAAGTCAAATGCTGGAAATTGGGATGCTGACAACTATGCGTATGTAGATTCTACTGGATATGTTACTTTAAGATTAGCAACTCCAAGTAATTATACTGCATATACTGTTGATTTACATCAAACTGCTATATATGCTGTAAGAACTATAACCGTAACTGCTGTAATAGCATCTAATAGTACTACAATTTAAGGAAACAAAATGATAAAAAATGAAGCAATTCAAAAAATAAATGAAACTATGTTTCCTGCGGCCAAAAACGGTGATGATGTGCTATTTGAAGGTTACTGGTTTTTAATGACAAATGACAAGTGGGCTATAGATGATTCTAAAGCCCATCCTGCCGAGGAGGTAGCCGATGAGTAAAGCCCTAGAATTAGCCAAATTCGGTCGTGAGAGTGCTCCCACCGGTGCGGTTATTGGTGATACAGACACACAAACACTAAGCGCCAAGACTTTTTCAGATAGTCCGATTTTTAGTTCAGGAACTGCCAATGGTGTTCCTTACCTAAATGGCAGCAAAGTATTTACAACTGGTTCCGCACTAGTATTTGACGGCACTAACTTGGGCGTTGGAGTTGCCAGTCCAACAGCCAAACTACATGTTGGTGTAGTTGGCGATAACGAAACTGTTATCGCACGTTTTGGTACAACCAGTACAGGTAGTGTTCTTTCATCACTGAAAATATTATCAGACCCTAGTACAAGTACTGTTAAATTTGATGCCACAGGTGCAGTTGGAAATAATATAACATTTTTAACTGGTGGCACAGAACGTGTACGTTTTGATAATAATGGTCAGGTTGCAGTGGGCAGTTCACCAAATGCAGGCTGGGTAGGCACTAAATCTATTATGTTAGGTCAAAGTGCCAGTTTTTATGGTGATGGTCAAACATACAACTGGCCAGCAGGTATTGCAACTAATGCGTATCGTACAAACGCTACAACTTGGAAATATCAAGCACCTACTGCAAGTTTATTAGCTAGCTGGAGATATGAACAAGGTAATGTTGTTGATGGTTGGGGTTGGTTTTATGCTGCCACAGGAGCAATAGATACTACTATTAGCTATAGTCAATTAATGAAATTGACCAGTAGTGGTAACTTTGGCGTTGGCATAGACCCAAGCTATAAGTTGCATGTAAATGGTGATGCATATATAGTTGGTAATACGTATGTACCAGGTAAACTAATACAAAGTAGTTTAACTAGTTATCCTCAACAGTCAATAAGTTTAAGCGTAGGTACAGCTACTTGGGTTAAAATGTTTACCATTACAAGTCCAGGTGGTTGTCGAGTTAGATATAATGCTGGAAGTAATAATTCTGAAGAACAAGGTGAATTTACTGTAAAAGGTACCTATGTAGCTTCTGGCACTCAGTTAACTTGGACTCGTCAAACTTACTACCATAATATAACAGAAATTCGTGTTACTGGTAGTAATAGTACTCCATATACTGTGTGGGCATTAGTAAGAACCACAGAATTTGTTCCAAGTTTTAACTGGCAAGTTATTGAAGCATTAAATTCAGTAACCCTATACAATACCACAGGAGAAACACCCGGTACAGCTGTAGCAAGTATTAATAGTCCTGGTTATAATAGTACTAATTTTACAGGCGATAGTATTGTTAACGGTAACCAAGGTATTGGCACTTATACTCCGTATAAAAAGTCACATATAGTTGGTGGTGCTTTAGCCATTGACTCAAGTTCAGCAACAGCTAGTGGCGTTTCCGATGCTGGTCAAACAAATAATTTATTATATTTAAGAACACCTTATTCTAGTAACGCTGGATCTGTTACCAATAATGGTATGAAATGGGGTATAAGATTTGTAGGCAGAGCAGGTGATAATGTTTGGGGCGAAGGTAAGGCTGCTTCTATTTATGCTGTAAGTGAAGAAGATACTGGTGCTGGATATAACCGAAAAGTTGGTTTAAGTTTTTGGACTTCTGGATTTGATCTTGATCAAGCAGAACGTTTGCGTATTGATAATAATGGTCGCGTAATCATTAATCCAACACAAGCTACCAATTATACAGCAATGCTTGATATTTATGGTGGTGGTGGTGCTACAGCATTGGGCGCTATTCGTATTGGTGACGGTAATTATGCTAGTGGACATACCAACTACTGGGATATTGGTCGAGATAATAACGTTTCAGGTGATTTTACTTTTGCACTAAATACTAGTGAAAAGATGCGTATTAAAACTAATGGTAAAGTTGGTATTGGTACAACTGATCCACAGGAAATATTACATGTTCAAGGTAAAATGCGTTTATTTGATGGTGGATATCCCTATATTGACCTAGGTATTAGTACAAGTAATTATTGGAGAATCATCAATGATAATCCAAATGATGTACTAAAAATAGGTAAAAACGGTGCAGCATCATTTATGATTGATGCTACTGGTAACTCCTATGTTAATAGCTCAAATCCATCGACTGGTATTAATTTATATATTCGAAATACCACTGATACTGGTGGCGATAATACTCGTTATGCTGGTATTCAGTTTCAAATTGGTAGTGATTTAGGTACTGCTGCAATTCAAGCATATAGAACTGCCAGTGCAAGCGATTATTCAACAGCCCTAGTATTTTTAACTAAAGGAACTGGAGCCCCAGCTACAAATCCTGTAGAACGTATGCGTTTAAATAGTTTAGGCTATTTAGGTATTGGTACTAATAATCCTGTAAGTGCGTTGCACGTTGTAGGAGCTGTTAATAATACCTCTACTAGTGCTGGTGTACATGCAGGCTTATATGCTGGTACTTATGGTGCAGTTGAATTAGTATCACTTGCCGGTGGATCAAGTTGGATTGACTTTCATGATACTGCTGGTGATGATTATATTGAACGTATTCGCGGCGGTGATGGTGCATTAAAATTTTATACAAATAAAAATAATACTCCAAGTGTAACTATTAGTAGTAGTGGAGCTGTATCTTTAACTGGAACTATAACCAATTCGCAAGGCGGCGGTACTGGTAGTACAAGTACTCACTATGCAGCAGCAACTATTTCACCTACTAGTGCAAGTAATGGTACAGCTATTTATGACATTTATTTACCAAATTATTTTACTGTAACTGATGCCATGGATTTAGAACTATATGTTCATTCAAATCCAAATGGCGGTGGTAGTGGAAGTTATCGTCAAACAAAACATATTACAGCACATTGTTTGACTCAGTGGCATGGATCAGGATATACCCCATTTTTAGAATGGGATAGCGTCAATGATTATATGGGTTTAGGTTTTGATTGTGTAATATTCTTTCAACCAAGCGGACAAGAGTTTACTACTCAAGTAACAAGTACAGCTGCAAATAATAGTAGTTATTTTTGGAGCACTCCTGGAGTTTATTTACGAGTTAAAGTAAGTGGATTTAACTCTAGTTACTCTGGTGTTCAATCACTTGGACTAATAGTAGGGCATAAATCATGATTACAACAAAAATATATCAATTAACAACTTTTGACGTAGAAGATTTAACTAACTGTGTACTTACAGTTAGTTGGTCTGTTACAGCACCTCTGGGCATTAACGGTCCAGATGGTGAACCAATGACAGAATCTATTTTTTATAAATCTACTTTGGATTTACCACAAAATAGCACAAGCTTTATTAACTACTCTGATTTAACAGAACAACAAGTTATCGCTTGGATTGAAACAAAGCCAGAGTATACCGAAACAATTAAAAAACTTGAACTTAAAGTCAAGACTACTCAATCCCCTCCACAAGTTCAACCGTTGCCATGGGCACAATAATAAGGAAATTCTAAAATGGAATTCAAAATCGTACAACTAGAGCGCCAACTACCAAGCGGCGGAATTACAGTAGCACACTGGACTGTGTCAAAAACTGACGGGGACGTAACAGTCTCCAGTTATGGTGCACAAGGTTTTCAACCAGACCCTCAGGCAGAAGGATTTGTGGCATTTCCACAAGTAACTGAAGCACAAGTTATTGGTTGGATTCAGGACGCCATGGGCACCGAAGGTGTTGCAAGCTTAGAAGCATCACTAGACGCTCAAATCGCACAAATCAAAACACCAAGCACTGCTACTGGCATGCCTTGGTTCGTAGCGGAGTAATTGACTAGTGTGGTTCTTTAACTTTATACCAGGAACGTTGTTTTATTTACTATTTTTAGCATCAGGAATAGGCTATGTAATTAGCCTATTTCTACCAGCTACAATCTTACAAAAACAAGTAAAAATTGCAAGCGTTGTGGCACTTGCAGTCTCCATCTACCTACTAGGTATGCTTTATGTAAACAACTGGTGGAAAGATAAAGCAGCCCAGTTAGAACAACAAGTAGCTGAACTATCGGTCAAGAGTGCCCAAACTAATACTGTAATTGAGAAAAAGTTAGTTACCCGAACCGAAATAGTCAAGGTACGTGGTGATGACATTGTTAAATACGTTGACCGTGAAGTTACAAAATACAATGATGGTTGTGTGATTCCACAAGAATTTATTACAGCGCATAATTTATCAGCGGAGCAACCCAAATGAAAACTTTAGCAATCATACTAGCACTTGCTTTATCAGCCTGCTCCACAGTGGTTCCAGTCACAGCCAAGTTTCCTGAGCCTCCTGGATTACAAGCTCAGCAACGTTGCCCTCAATTGCAAAAACTTGGCGATAATGCACAATTAAGTGATGTTGCCAAAACCGTTACTGTTAACTATACCGAGTACTATACTTGTGCAGTTAAAGTAGATGCTTGGACCGAATGGTATAGCAAGCAAAAAATCATTTTTGAAAGTTTGGGAAAATGAACATAACTTTAACGCAGTTACAACAACTGCTGCCCAAAAATCCTTATGTTGTTCAATGGCATCACGCTCTTGAACAGCTGCTTCCAGATTACGAAATCAATACTGCTCAGCGTATTGCAGCGTTTGTTGCACAGTGTGCACACGAGTCGGCAGGATTTACGGCACTCAAAGAAAATTTAAATTATCGTGCGGCTACTCTACGCAAGATTTTTCCAAAATACTTTCCAGATGATGCGATTGCCAACGACTACGCTAGTCGTCCCAACAAGCAGGCCGCAATTGCTAATAAGGTTTATGCTAATCGCATGGGCAATGGCCCTGAGGAAAGTGGAGATGGATACAGGTTTTGTGGCCGTGGATTAATTCAGCTTACAGGACGCGACAACTATTCGTGGTTTGCCGCCAGCCTGGGTATATCGGTAGAAGAAGCTTCAGAGTATCTTCAAACATTTGAAGGTGCTGCACAATCGGCTTGCTGGTTTTGGGAAACCAACAAACTCAACACTTGGGCTGATGCTGGGGATATTTTGACCTTGACAAAACGAATCAATGGTGGTACAATTGGTTTGGAAGATAGAAAAAAACATTACGAACACGCCCTACACGTTTTAGGAGCTTAATATGCTTAAAAGAGCTTTAGTAGTTTTATTACTAACCACGGGTACTTTAAACGCCCAAACTCTTATTAATCAAGGGACTTACGACTCTAAGTCCTTGGTTGATACCAATTCAACTAGTGTGTCGACTAGTACCGTTAACACAAATGCTAACAGTACATCGACTAGCACAAATACTAATAACACTAATGTTACTAGTACTTCAACTAACACAAACAACAATGTACAAAGTGGCACAGTTACTAACAATAACGTAAACACTGGTACAATGACTTATAATAACAACAATACTAGTACAGGTACACAGGTTAATACAAATAATAATGTTAATACTGGTACAATGACCTATAACAACGTCAACAGTGGTACGATGACAAATGTCAATCAGAACACTAGCGCAGTTACAACAAACAATACTAATACAAATATTAATAGTGGCACAATGACCAATATTAATCAAAACACAAATACGTCGACGTCGGTTAATACAAATAACAATATTAATTCAGGAACAATGACGTATAACAATAACAACGCAAATACGTCAACATCGACCAGCAATAATACAAATACTAACATTAATTCAGGAACAATTACCAATAATAACAATAATGTTAATACTGGTACAATGACCAATAATAACAATAATGTTAATACTACAACTGCAAATACAACTAGTACTAACACTAATGCTAATAACAATGTTAACCAAAACGTAAATACTGGTGACATGACAAACCGCAATATTAATACTACTGAAATTACTCAACGAGTAATTCAACCTCCTCCAACAGCAATCGCACCTACAATGATGAGTGGTGGAAATGCTGACTTATGTTCAACAGGTACTTCTGGTTCAGTACAAACACAGATTTTTGGTGTTAGTGGCGGCGGTACAGTACGAGATATGAACTGTGAGCGTTTAAAGTTATCAAAAACACTATACGATATGGGAATGAAAGTAGCAGCAGTTGCAACAATGTGTCAAGATCGTCGCGTATTTGATGCTATGCTAGCAGCAGGCACACCATGTCCTTATGAAGGCAAAATCGGTGAATCTGCAAAAGCTGCTTGGGAATCTAATCCAGACAAACTACCAAAGCTTGATGAGGAGAAAATAGATGACACTTACAAGAAAGTTGGTTTCGGTGCTTTGCTTGGTGCTCTTGTTTTCAAAGTATTCTAACGCACAGAATACCACAACCGATCTAACAACAGGTAACTTAATTGAAATGGGTAGTTGGATGGGTGTTCGTTATACAGACAATGCTGGTGTTGGGGCTTGCTGTAGTGGTGGCCCTAATCCTGCTATGAATACAGATACCAACACACTACGCTTTAGTTATGGAATGATGGCAGCAGCCCAATCTATTGCACTAAGCAAAGTGTTTGACGCTATTGGTACTGGAATTAAAGTAACTGGATACAACTATAGTTGGCAAATTAATAATGAAGGTTATACCAGCGGTCCACTATATGCCAATGTTAGTTTAGTTGGCAAAAATGGTAATGTCTTAGAAAGCTATAACTACGACTATAATCGTTATATTCCTGGCTTTGAAACTTTTTATGGTACTCAAAAGTTTAGTGTAGACTATGGAGCACCAAGCTTAGATTCATTAAATGTTAGTTTTACTGGCAAAGATAACCGATTTTGGGCGGGTTATTATGGCCCACGAGTTCGTGATGTTAATGTTTCACTAAACTATGCGTTTGATACTTCAAAATCTCCAGCACCTATTACGCTACCCACAGTTGTAACAAATGTAGATACTATTACATCCAGTACCGCTAGTTCAGGTTTATTGGCTACAACAGAAGGGTTGCCGCAAGTAGTTCAGCAAGCTGCTAGTACTGGTTCCGTAGTAAATTTTGATGGAACCATTAACACCACTCCACAAACTCAACAACCGCAACAGCAACAACAGCAACAACAAACACAACAACAGCAACAAACACAACAACCTGTACAACAAGCAGTACAACCTGCTGTACGAGTAGCAGCTGAACCGCAAAAAGAAACTAACATACGTTCTAGTGGCCCAAGTGCACTAGCTATGAGTGTGGTTTCTAAAGTTCAAGAGGCTGTAAAAACAGTTGAAAAAGAAGCTGTAGCAGCTGCTGCAATGCAAGCTGCTAATGATGTTAAAAATGCTGATCAGCAAACAGCCAGTGCTATGGCAATGGTTAATGCCCAAACTACTCAAGCACCACAACAGTCGTCTCAAAGTGCAGTTGGTTTACAACTACCGCAGCAACAGCAACAACAAAGCAGTGTGGCTGTTATGCAAGTAAAGAGCAATGAGCCTCAGGTATTGCAGTCGGCACAAGTACAACAACAGTCAACAAATGATGTTAGCCTATATAGTTTAGCGCCTGTGATTAGCGGTCGATCAAGCACTGGTATTAGTGTAACAATGCAAACATTGCCACAACAAGAAATACCCGTATATGTTCCACTAGCACCACAAACACAAACGTCACAGTTTGAAACTACGCAACAAGCATTTAAAACACAAGAAACTGTTGCAATTGCAATAGTTTCACCTGTACGTGGCAATCCCCTAAATGACTTAATTGAGGGTAGAGCTACACTAGAAGCAATGGTACAAGAACAAAAAGTGGAAGAACTAAAGCGTGCTATTACTAGTAATGAGCTAGAAACAGGAATTACACTAACCACAATGGCAGTTGTGCCACAAGGTTACGCACTCTATGGCATAAGTTTAGCAGACGCTAAATTTTATGAATCCAAACCAATTTACCAAAATCAAAGAGTAGTAGATAATGTTAGACTATTACGTGGATTAGGATCTGACCTAAAGCATCAGCAAATGGTTCAAGATCAATATAGATAAGGAGCCACTATGGCAGAAGAAATTAAAGATGTTAATGCTAAAGTTGATGAGCTAGAAGCTGCGGCTAAAAAATACGCAAGTAAAGATACTGTTATTAGTATTGGCGGATATGAATTTACTCCAGCAAAACTAATGGTTGCTTTTACCCTTGTAAGTTCTAGTTTAGGCGGATTATACGGCACATTTGAAATCTACAAAGATTACATGGGCATGAAAAAGAAAATTGCTGAATATGTTACACCTGATCTATCAGAGTTTGATAAGCGACTAGCAGTAATTGAACAAAATAGTTCTAAAACTGCTGATTATACTCGTGATATTAAAACTGACCTAAAGAATGATATTCGACGTAATGAATCAGTTACTGAACAAATTGAGCGTAGTGTAAAACAAGCACAACGTGAAAGCGATCAAGATTTAAAAAATATGCAAAGTACATTGCGTAATCAATTAGATCGTACACGTGATGACATGGAAAAATTAAAACGCGATACCGATAATAAAATTGACAAGCTAAATAGCTCAGTTGATAGTAAGATTCAGAAAGCCATTGATAATCCATTAGCAAAATGAGAGCCTTAATTTTAGTACTAGCATTACTATGTGGTAATGCTAGTGCAGGATGCTCAATGCTTAGCGAAGAAGATCAAAAGTGGTTTGTTGCATCCAATGTAGCCATATTTGCAGATTGGCAAACTACCCGAGATTTAGCAAGACGAACAAATGAAGGCTATCGAGAAGTTGGACCAATTGCTAAGCAACTTATAGGTTCACAACCTACTGTTGCCAGAGTCGATGCTTTTGTTGCAGCTAGATTTTTAATTAATTACTATTTAGCCTGCCAAGTAGAAAATAGTGAATTCAAACACACGTATTTAATTATAACTACTGCATCGCATGGACTTGCAGCAGCAAGTAACTATAACATTGGCTTAAGAATACGCTTTTAAGGGGATGTTATGGCAATGTTACTTAGTCTTGTACTAGCATATATACCCCCTGAATGGACGTGTGTTAGATGGAGATGGACTGGAGACGTTTTCAATCGAAAGGTTATTTGTCTTGAATGGAAAAAACGAGACGATAAAAAGTAAGTATGATTGATCCCATAAGTATAGGGCTTGCATTTACTGCTGCACAAACTGCTGTAAGTCATATAAAACAAGCTATTGCTTTGGGTAAAGACGTTAATAGCTTGGTTGGTCAATTTAGTAAATTTTTTGAATCAGCCGATGCAGTACACAGAGCCAAAATTTTAAATAAAGCAAAAAGCGCTGGTAAAAGTGATTATGAACTAGGTAGAGAAGCTTTAGAAATAGCCATGCACAGCGATGCTTTACGAGAAGCAGAGCGACAGTTAAAAGATATGATTGTTTGGCAGTTAGGTAAGCCCCAAGTTTGGGAGCAAATGATAAAAGAACGTACTAGATTATTTAAAGAACGCGCTGAAGCAGAAACCAAACTTGCTGAATTAGATAGAAAACGTAAACAAAAAATAGCAGATCAATTTATGTTTGCTATGTATTTTATAGGTTTTAGTATATTTTTATTTGCTTTTATTATGGGTGGCATTGGTATATACGGTGCTATTGAAGATAAGCGTATATATGAAGAAAAAGTTGCTAAAGCTCACCTAGAACGAAATAGACGAGCTAAAGCAGAACAAGAACGCTCTAAACAAGAAGCTTTAGATGCGATCAAATAATTAAAGGATCTTAACAAAGATGCACAATGATTTAAAATTATTTAAATGGGCAATAATCTTATTGCTATTCCCTGTAGCACTAGCATTTTTTGGTAAAGATACTTTTAGGTATCCTTGTCAAGACCCACAAAATTGGGACAAAGACTTTTGTAAGATGCCTGTTTGTGATGTTACCAGAACTTGCCCAGAACACATTTTCAAAGGCCAACGTGATCCTAGACTTGGGCCTCCAGAAACAAGGATAGAACCTATGGCAAAAGCACAATGTACAACACCAACACAAGGAGCTAATTGTGGAAAATAATACAATTATCTATACCGAAGACCAGCTAATGGCCCGTCTTAAATTTTTTATCGGTATCTGCTTAGCACTTACTTTAACTGGTATTGTATTTGTTGTTTTATACTCAATTATTTTCATTACTCAACCACTAAACGCAATCAGTCCAATTGACCAAAAGTTTTTTGAAATGATTATTCCAATTGCTACTTTTTTAACTGGTACGCTAAGTGGAATTATGTTAGCTGGCGGTAGTAAAGAAGAAATGGAAATGAAACGCGATATGATCAAGCAGGCACAAGAAAATTCAAATACTTATGCCAAAGCTAATCCACTAAAAATTGAACCAGCTTTTACACCAGGTATATCAACAACTGCTGGATTTAATGGGACTTCAGCTGCACCTGCTACTGTGGTTTATATCAATGGTAAACCAGCCCCCGTACAACCACCACAGCCGGAAATTTAATGACTAATTTAAAAAGTATGTTATCTCAAGACCCTGCGGTTAGCAGTAAACGAGTAATTACTTTTCTTGCATTTTTACTATGTGCTGCTGCTTTTATAGCAATGATATGTGGACATACAATAGATCAAAAACTATTTGATTCTATGATGTATATTGTAATTGCAGGATTAGGATTTACTGCAAGCGAAAAGTTTGCACCAACCAAGGAAACTAAATGAAAAGTTTATTTTATTCACTATGTGTAGTACTAGGAGCAACACTCTTAGCCTACAATAATCCAGCATTTGCTGAACCAGAAACTAAAAAAGTCTGTGTTGAGCAAAAAGATGCTAAGGGTAACCCAAAGCAAGTTTGCAAAGAAGTCAAACAGCATAAAAAACTAGAAGGTACTAAAGTTCCAGACAAGAAGTAATCTAACTAAGTGGCTAGCCACTATAGTGTGGTTAGCCGTTCACTAACCAACCAAGGTCAGTTATGGCAAGTTCATCAGGAAAAAAAGCTCGCAGAGCACAAACTCAACCACTAAATCCAATTGAATATGGATTTAAAGATGTTAAACCCCTAAATTTTATTCAGGGCGAGTACTTAGAAGCAATCAAATATAATGATATTATTTTTGGTATAGGTTCAGCAGGTACTGGAAAAACATTTGTGGCAGCATCGTATGCAGCTGGAGAGCTATTCCACAGACGAATTAATAAAATTATTTTAACAAGACCTAATGTAGAAACAGGAAGAGGTTTAGGCTTCTTGCCTGGAGAATTAGAGGAGAAATACGCTCCTTACTTAGATCCATTTGACCAAGTTTTCAAACGCACGCTTGGCGCAGGTTTCTACGAATATGCTCTTAAATCAAAAACTATTGAACCAAAGCCGCTGGGATTTATGCGAGGTGCCTCATTTGAGAACTCAATCATTCTAGTAGACGAAGTTCAAAATATGACCAAAACCGAGTTCAAGATGTTATTATCACGAATCGGTAAAAACTGTAAAGTAATTTTATCAGGAGACCCAGACCAAACAGATATTGAAGATAGTGGCCTAGAAGATGCAGTACATCGTCTAGAAGGTATCCCAGGTATTGAAATGGTTAGATTCTTAGACGAAGACATTGTTCGTAGTAAGATGTGTAAACAAATTATTATGGCATATAGAAATTAAAAGGTAATTATGGCAGAAATGTATAAACCTACAGAAGGCATGGCCAGTGCCGCACGACGTGCATTAAAATGGCATGAAGAAGGTAATCCAGGTGGCACAATGGTTGGTTTAGCACGAGCCAACCAATTAAAAGACCGCAGTGAGTTATCCGCTAGTACTGTACTAAGAATGTATTCATTCTTTAGTCGTCATGAAGTAGATAAAAAAGCTACTGGTTTTAACAGTGGTGAAGAAGGTTTTCCAAGTAAAGGTCGAGTAGCTTGGGATTTATGGGGCGGCGATGGTGGTTTTAGTTGGAGCAAAGAAAAACGTGATCATATTATGAACACCCGCAAAGACTATGACACAATACAATTTGCAGCCACATTTTTAGCAAGTTCAGATGACTAAAAGAAAAGCCCCTAAGTATTGCTACTTAGGGGCTTTTTTGTTAACCAATAATATTCCAGCGTGTGCCGTCAAATACCACAAATAAACTTTGTTCAGTGCCAAGAGTTTTGTCTCCTGAACTGTCTAGGTTTTGACTAGTGCCTTTGACTTTTATGTTGCCTTCTACTTGATTTTTTACTATGTATACTTTACCAATTACGCCTAGTGGTAGGGTAATAGTAATGTCTTTTTTAATAGCACCAATGTAATAATCGGTTGCTAATGCAGTATAATTTATTGCTGTTAATTTTACATTTATTAAGCCACTTCCACCAAGAGTACTCAGTACTCCTAGGGGTGTAATAGACAAACCACTACCAACTTGAATAACACCAAGACTGGTAGTAGTAGCTTCTTCACATTCTATTGTAACTGGAACTATTCCAGGTGGTGTAGTTATATTTACTGGTGGATTTTGTGTTAATCCTTTACCAGCAAATATAACATTGGGTTGTCTAACATAAGCCATAATAACTTAAGTTAACAACCACTGAACACCATCATAAATAAGTGTTAGTGCACCATAAGGTGTATTAATTACTGCATTTACAGCACCATCAATAGTGCCTGCAGTTGGAACAATAGTAATAGGTGTTGCAACACTTGCTAAACCTAAACCATCTTTGATAATAAAAGTTTGCCCTGTTACGCCAGCAGGTAGATTTACTGCTACTGCGACTGGTCCAGGTACTTGTACACTAATAGCAGCATCTGCACTTAGTACTGCTACGGGCGATACTACTGCAATTCTGATTGCAGTAATTACTACACCACCAGCACTAATAGTAATTCGGTTTGCGCCTGTACCTGTGGTAGGTGTAATTACAATACCAGTGCCTGCTAAGATACTGGTGGGATTATTTGTATAAGACATATGTGTCCTTTAAATTAAGTTATGCTCCAATTAGAGCCGTTAAATACTACTGTAATACTACCAAATGGTACATCAATAGTAGCGGTGCCGATATCGACATTTTGTGCTGTTCCTTGTACTGTAATAGGTGCATTATTTGCATTTCCACTACAATCTTTAATTACGTATACTGTGCCTAGTATGCCCACAGGCAGTGTAATTGTTACTGGTGCTACGGTTAACACGCATAAAAAATAGTCTGTAGCTAAAACCGTATAATCATCAATAACATCAGTAACTGGTACTATGCCAGGTGTACCTGGTGGTCCAGGCGGTCCTGGCGGTCCAGGTGGACCAGGAGGTGCAACAATTGTACGATTACTAATAAATAGGTCATCATCAGTTGCTGGATAACACGCTGGATATACTGGTGGTAAAAACGGAACCATAGGCCAACCAAAAGGCATGCCTTGTTGTTGCTGCTGTATCATAAATACCTTTCATTAAAAAAGCCCCCACAACTTGTGGTTGAGGGGGCCTACAATATTAACGAATGTTAGTATTTGTATTAGTTGGGTTAGCAGTTAGTGTGCCGCTTCCAACATTAATAGCTTCATTTGTAGAACGAATTTGCTGGCCTAATCCGTAGATCATGCTAGCTAATTGGCCATACTGTTGCTGTTGTTGAGTTTGTTGTTGCATTTGGTTGATGTTATTAGTTGTAGTAACATTAATACCATTTGTAGCATCTTGTAGTCTACGATCGCCACGTAGCTCAATGATTTCTGCATTAGCATCAGTCAATTGACGTGTTAGATTTTGTTCATACTGAGCTACAATCAATGCACGAGTAGTAGTACCATCTGCAACAATAGCACGTTCTGTATTATTGAATCCAGTTAACATATTTGTATTAACTTGATTTAATTGTTGTGATAACAACATTGCCGTTGCATTAGTAGCTTCTTTGGCAGCATCAATACGTGCAGCTAAACTACTTGTAACATTATTAAATTGATTGGTAAGACCTAAGCTTTGTTGAGCTTGTGAAGCCTCAAAACTTGCAGCATTAACTGCTACAGATTTATCTACTGCACCAATTGATTGCATTAATTGCATATTAGCTGTAGCTTGACCAGTTACAGCAGCTGCTCCACCACCGTCTTGACCGCCAAATAAACCGCCATTACCTTGACGTAGTAGGCTACCCAAGATCAATCCACCGATCAATCCACCGCCACCACCACCGCCAAATAAACCATCACCACCACCGCTCATCATCATACCACTTGGGTTTAATACTTCTGCCATTTTTGTATCCTTTAATTTTGTGATCTGACCCATGACTTTTTTATAGTAGTCATTAGCCTGATCGAGTTTGTCTTGAAGCGCACCCATTGTAAATGCAACTTGTTCCTGAGTTGGAACAGGCACACTACCGGGAGCGCTAATCTCATCAGCCATAATCATTTTTCCTGAGTTGATTTTTAAAACGCTTCATGCGCAGTTCACAAAATTTTATGAACTAAGTTTATTATACACTATTTTTAACAAAACACAACCACATTTAGATCCTTCCAGCAAAACTAAATGACGCTGAAATAAGCAGAAAACAAAAAAGCCCTCTAGTATTTCTACTAGAGGGCTTTTTACATTGCGGTTTAATTACTGTGGGGCAACTTCTGCAGGGGCAGCTTCTTGCTTGGGTAATTGTGCTTCAGCTTGTTCACGAATCTTTTGTGACAATGGATTTGCGATTTTTGCTGGCAATTCTTGTAAGCCAGCTAAAATGCAATTAACTTCATCAACAGAAAGGTCGTTTAGGGTGAATTTAATATCGTTCATATTTATATAAAAAGTGGGTTATTTAATTGGGCAAGCGCCCGTTGCACACTCAGCATCCAGAATCTCATCGAAGCTGTTGGTGTTATTTAAGTCGACTTCAACTAATGTTTTTACATATTCGGTGTAGTCTTCTTCGGTTACAACTTCTTGTGGAAGGTATAAGTAACCTAAATCTTTTGCAGTTTTGGTTGGGTCTGTACGATAGATGAAACTAACACCTACATAACAATCCCAGTTATCCAATAACCAGCTAATAATATCTTCTACTTCGCTAGGGTCATAGCTAATAGTTACGGATGTATTTTGTTGATTCCAACTAGTTTGTAGCAACTTATATCGTTCTAACTGTAATACAGCAGATTCGATATTAACTTCTTTGCCAGCAACTTTGTCAAATACTACGCCGTCCCACATTACCGGAAACGTAACAAGAACTCCAGAATCATCAACAGGATGATTAATAACACGATAATTCGCTTGACGTAGCTTTTCAACCACCGGGTCATGTTTCGAGAATTGAACATTGTTGAAAATATACTTTCCTAGTGGCTTGTGTACACCTTCGGTAGTATCCATAATCTTGGATAGGGTTCCTGAAGGCTTAATACAAGTAACATTTTTAGGAGCTGGTAAGCCTAATTCATGAGCCATACCAATAGCAGCACCAGTAGCGGTACGTTTTAGGTACTCATAGTCATAACCAGTCATATCAGGACGTTTAGCGATACCGGTGAGGCCGACTCCACAAAGACGCAAGAAGTAGTTGTTGAGGTGCCAGGATTCTTGCAAAATACCATCTTGTAAGTTAACACAAGTTTGTCTGTAGTTTGCACGAGCCGCCAATCTGATGGCTGCATGGAGTCCAGCTGTGTCACCCTTGAACTTGGCGATATCTGTTTCCGTGAGGTTACAGAAACTTTTATTTCCGAGCAAGATCTCGACACATGGGTTTGCGCCCTTAAACCAAGGGGCTCTGCGTAATGCTTCAACTTCGTTGATAAAACCTGGTTCACTTCCGCCTGCCTCCAACATTAATTGGAAAATCTTTTCTAGATCACTACGCAATGGTTTTTCTTTGAATACCAAGCTGTTATTAGATTGTGTGCGGTGTGCATTGTTATGCAACCACCAATCTTTTTTGGCTACAGCAAACTCTTCCCACTCTGGTTGACCGTAATCGAAAAGCGCGATCTCAGCACTGCGACGACTGGATAAAATAGTGCCAAGATGGTTAACAATGTCAAGAATATCCATCCTAGTAAGTAAACTGTCAGCACGACCATTAAGTATATTGGCGATAGCAACATAAGCAACACTAATTGCGCTATCACCTGAACTAATCCAGCCATATCCTTTTAACCTTTCACCAGCAGGTCGAAGCTGACTAAAGTCCAGAACCAGAGTATCAGCAGGATACTTCCCAGCCAATAGTTTTCCGATTGATTTAGCCCACGCTTCTGCGGAGTCTCCAACTTGGATAGTCCAAGTTTTAGTTTCTGCATCCCATTTTTCCACATTGTGTTCATTTCCACCCTTCTCAGTACGCTCACTACGAACTACTCGAATATTCTTAATTGGGTTTGAAAACCCGTTTAGTGTACCTACAATGGGCTTAAATCCAACTCCACAACCTTGTAGTAACAACCATAGAACGTCAACTACGTCATAAATGGTCTCAACGTGTGTAAAACTACAATTAAATTGTGATGCCTCACGGCTTTTAGCTACGTTAGTTCCGCCTAGCCAAAGTGTGCGTCCGCTCATTGATACTTTACGATCTAGCATTAATTGCTCAAGATCATATAATTCTGCGTATTCTTGGTCATTTAAATCACGACCTGCTGCTCGTTCCCATAACCATTGTTGATGGTCAATAACGCGGGCAACTGTTTCTTGCCAAGTTTCAAATTGTTTTCCGTCGTCTGAAGTTGGTCTATTATATGTACGACGTGTAATTACTTGTGCTCTTGTACTTGGGTTCATGCTATCCTTATGTGCCAGTACTGCCGAATCCGCCAGTACCGCGTTGTGTGTCGTTCCAAATATCTGTAAATTCTGGTAGCAAAACTGGCATAATAACTAGTTGAGCAATTCTGTCACCACGCTGAATTTTATATGGGTCTTCTGAAATATTTTTTAACAGGACTTTGATTTCCCCACGGTAATCCGCGTCAATAACGCCTACGCTGTGAGGGATAGTAATTCCCTTTTTTCCTTGAGAGCTTCTGTTAAAAACAAAGCCTGCGTAGCCCTCTGGAATTTTTGTCGCTACTCCTGTACCAACAAGTTTTTGTTCGCCAGGATAGATTTCCAAATCTTCAATGCTCATTAAATCTGCACCAGCATCGGTGGGATTAGCACGTTTTGGAAGAAACTGTTTGTCTTCGACTAGACAAGGAATTTGTTGTTTGATTGATACTCCACGACTGTGATCGTAGGTTTGGTTAATGTTTAAAAAGCTCATTTTAAATAGATTTCTAGGGTTTCGTCAATTTGTTTGCAGTTTTCAACACCAATGGCATCTTCACTATAAGTGACCAAATCCATTAGCTGATAGTTTAGCATTAATTGATCTTTACATTGATTTAGTTCTTGGATGTATTTATATTTACCACTAATTGGAATACTTGCAATAATATCGTAAGTACTGCCATATTCATTAACAAGTCCCACGGCTCGTTTAGGCCCAATACCAGGCACCCCAGCAACATTATCACCACTATCGCCTGTAAGACACTTAATACTAATGTAGTCTTCGGGCTCAAAATCATAGTGGTCATTCCAGTTATCAACTGTGACTTCTTTTCGTGTAACATAGCTAAATCTTGAAATATCTGGTTGTACAAGCAAATCCCAATCTCGGTCTGAACTAATCAGCCAAATCTGATCAACGGGTAGTTTGGATTTTTGTTTTACGATATATGCGGCAATATCGTCAGCCTCTACGCCCTGAAACTTAATAACAGGATAATCTGTATTATCTTGTATATATTCTAGTGTCTTTTGGAATTCTTCAAAGAACAATTCAAAGGCGGCTTTTTCAGCATCAGTTTGAGTCTCAAACTTGTCTTTACGATTTTGTTTGTATTCTGGGTAGATTGCTTTGCGATAGCTAGACGAACCTTGGTCACAAGCAAGAATAACTTTCTTGGCTTTGTAACTTTTCTTGAGGCTGTCAACTGTGCGTAAGTAGTCTACTGCAAAATCAGTAGCTCCACTATGTTTATATCGAAATGCGAGGTTGAGCGCATCTACTACCATTAAGGTATTATCAGGCTCAGATACTTGTTGAAAACTTTTGCTCATTTTTAGTAATATTGTGTGGTTTAAGTATATATTATACCCTAAATTGCAATCTAAGTCAAGTTACAAATTTGGGTTGCTCGTTTACTAACCAGTCTTCTAGTAGTGCTACATAGAACTCATGTTCGTCTATGGAAACGAATAGGTATCTATAGTTGGCTGTGGGCATGTCTAAAAATGCAACAAATATCTTTGATCGGTCAAATTTAAATGCTAATAGCGGTTTTTTATTTACTTGTTGGCCTTGACGCACTGATTGTTTCCAAAACTCAATTAACTGTGGATTTTTACCAGTTAATAGCGCGCTGGATATATGGTCTTCCGCATAACCTTTTACTTCTACTGCATATAAGTTAGTTCGCCCAGGCACATATAAGTCTGCCTTTAGCTGATGTTTAGGGTCAAGGGCACCTGATCCAGGAACCCTCTCCCAACCTAATCCTGTATGCTTTTTAAGAGCATCACGTACTACAGTTTCAGTGCGAGCACCTTTTGCTCTGCTATCGACCATTTAGGTTTTTGCTTTTGGATTTACAATAACTGGAGCTTCTGTAGCGGCTACTGTATCTTCTACAACTACTTCTTGTGTTACTGGAATAGCTTCTGGAACAGGAGTAACTACAGCTTCGGCTTCAGTAGCAATTTCTGTGCCACGAAATTCAAGTGTGCAATTAGGGTCAACGCGAACTGTAACAGTACCACTACCAACAACAGTTAAACTTGAACGCTCATGATCGCTAAAGTAGTCACCTACTTTTAGCTCATACATACTGCCAGTTTCACGAACAATAGTAGCTACTACTGAACCGTTAATTTCTTCTAAAATCATATTATACCTCTATTTGTGAGATGTTATTACGTTTCGACACATTTACTTTTTCCAGTAATGGATGAGTAAATCCATGTGAAACAAGGAAAGTATTCAAATGCTCTTCACGCAATAATACTTCTACTAGTTTTTCTTTACCGTCAACATCTAATGTTTCGACAGTTTCATCTAGTATCAATAGATTAATTCTTGAACTAGACAACGTTTGCATTAGCTTTCGTATAGCTAATAGTGTTGCCACATTAACACGAGCTTTTTCACCACCTGATAATGCTAAAATTTCAATATCTTTGCCATTATCAGTAATAACCACATTTAATTTATCACTAGCACTGACTTTAAATCCTATTTGGAATCTGCCGTCAGATAAGTCAATTAAATATTTGTTAGTAATTTCTTCTAGATCTTTTACTAAACACTCGATTTTGTAAGCAACTAAACCTGTAGTAGAAAACGTTTTAGTTAGTACGTTTACTACTGACATTTTTTCACTTAGTTCATGTAATTTAGAACTATATGTTTCTAGTTCTGCGTTCATTTCCGTTAATTGACTACTAATAGTATCAACTTTGGAATTATGAGTACTAGCTGCTACATTTTGTTTCTCAGCTTGTGCTATTGCAGTTTTAAGATTAGTTAGTGCAACTTGAAGTGCCGTAAATTTAGACTCAAGTTCGTTTTTATCTAATAAATCTTCTTGTAACTCAGTATTAATTAACTGATGATACTTTTCCCATTCATCGCGAGCTTTGTTAGCCGATTCCCATGCTGTAGATTTAGTAGTAAATTCTTGTTTAATTAACTCTATTTCTTTTAATCTAGTATTAATTATAGCTATTTTTGAACTAGCTTCTTGCTGTATAGCTTGTTGTTCTGCTATAAGCGCCGATATTTTTGCTTCGTCAATAGACTGTAAACAAGTAGGGCATGTTCCATGTAGTGCACCTATTTTTTTAATAAATGCATCTGAGTCTTTTACAGATTTACTTAATTCAATAGAACTAGTATTAAGTTGTTTAACTTCTGGAGTTAATACACTAACTGTATCTACTGGAGTTTCTGGTACAGGAAATAATTTAATTCTAGACTGTATTTGTTTATAGGTGTTATTCTGAGTAATCTTTTTATTTGTGGATTCTAGTCCACGAATTTTAGAATCTAATTCTGCTACTTCTGCAACTAAACTATCTTCTATTACTGGAACTTCACAGTATTCTTTGTGAGATAAATCCATTTTAGAATACTTATCTAACCAACTATTTACAGTGTTTACTTGAGACTGTACTGCTGTAATATCCTTAGATAATTCTTGACTTACTTCTTTGAAAATTTCTTGCGCTCTAGTGTACTTGCCTAAATTTAAAATTTCAATAAGAAACTTTTTACGGGCAGTATCAGCTGCAGTTAAAAATTCTAAACTACTAGCGTTGGATTGATAAACAATTTGACTAAATGTCTTATGATCAAATCCTAAAATATCTTCAATCATTTTGTAAGTGGCTGTGGCTGTGTGAGCACTAATGTCCATACCACTTTTAAACAACTTAACAGTTTGACTAGTACCACGACTAGTTTTAATTTGATACTCAGTACCATCTCGTTCAAAGTCAAGTTCAATACTGTAGTTTTTATCTTTTACATAGCGGTTTAAAATATCCGCTTTTTTGATTGATTTGGAGTTTTTGTTGAACAAAACTTCTTCAAGAATAAGGGCTATGGAACTTTTTCCATGCCCGTTCTTTCCTACAAGTTGCGTCAGTGGCGCAGCAACAAAATTTATGGTGTTATCTTTTCCATAACTAAACGCATTACTCCAACTTAGCCTTTTGATTGTTATCATGTTCTAGTAATCTTTTCTTTAATTCGTGTAATCCGCCAATTAATTCTCCATCTAAGAAGATTTGCGGTACACTGCGTGCGTTTGGAACTTTAGAGATTAAGTCTTTTTTACTATAACCATTAACGCCAAGCATACATTCAGTATAACTAATTGACCTTTGTTCTAGTAATCTTTTTGCTTCTGAGCAGGCAGGGCAATTTGTTTGTGACCAAACTTCTGCTTTAAGATGATTCAATTTTTTCTGCATAATTTTGCATTTCCTTTAAAACAGCTTCTACAGTATTGTCTGGTAACTCTAAGATATAGGTTAAATATTCTTTGACTTCTTCGGTTAGACTCATTTCAGGGTCTAACATTAGTGCACTATCTGTATCTCGCTTGATGACTTTACGATCAATTAACTCACTGTCTTCTAGCTCTCCCAGTTCGTGCATATCACCTTCCACTTGGTAAATGGTATGGTCATAATCTGTCGCTGGTTTAGGGTCAGCAACTCCAACGGTTTTTCTGATAAGCTGAGGTAAGCTGAATTTGAGCCATACGTGATCCAAAGTACTAGAATCAAGCAAAATAGCTCCAGTGTCCACGGAACTCCTGTGAAAACTAGTGGTATAAGGGCTGCCTGGATACAGAATATTAAGTTGCGAATTTTCATAACTATGTAAGTCTCCTGCTAACACAATATCCCAGCGTTTAAATAATTCTAGATCAACTTCTGGTTTAACGTGCGGTGGGATTTCGCCACGAACATGGGTACAACAAATTTTGCCATGTGTTAAATGCGGAGCTTTTTCAAATTCTTTTAGTTTATTGTAAGGAATAATATCTATACCATTTTGGCTATAGAAATCATCAATAACTTCTACTAGTGGATTTAGTCGATTAGTAGATTTTTTAAGATTTGTTAAGAAAGTTGTATCTTTCTTAAGCATTTCGTGATTACCTGGATAAATAATTGTTGGCTTATTAAAACTAGCCACAAAGTCAAAATACAACTCTACTTCATCCATTGTTGGTAATCTGTCAAAAACATCACCACCAATAATTACTAAATCAGCTTGTTCTTGCATTTGTTGAAATTGCTCAACAAATAAACGAAAACGATTTTTTGCCCACTCAATAGGTACGTTTTTTTGACCTAATTTTATATGTACATCAGCTGTGAATAGTATTTTCATATTTTATAGACAAAATAGCCCGCAAAGTGTTTAATTTTGCGGGCTATAGTTTTAACCTAAGTCTTTAACGGCTTCACGCTCTGCTTCAGAGGTACCGTCTTCGCTTTCATCATCACTGTTTGTGGTGATTTTTGTTAATAGAGCCAACACTTCATCTTCTGTTGGGCGAGTGTATTTTTCATCAATTGATTTAGATGCGTTAACTAATTCACGTTCTGCATCTGAAAGTGCACGAGTTTTGCAACGCAACACTTGCAACTGGTACTCAACATTATAAGCCAATGGGCCTGTCTTTACTCGTTTGAAAACAATATCCCAACCTGTATCGAAATCTGTAGGATCACCTAAGTCTTCGGCTGCTGTCAAAATTTGTTCAAAGAGTTTTTTCTTTAAGTTAAGGGCTTTAACCTTACCATCTTTAGGGTCAATACAATTAACTGTGTATGACCAGCTGCATTTTAGATCTGGAAAAAAGTCAGGCACATGATCTTTTTGTAGATTGTCAAACTTTTCTTTGTCGCGGCTAAATGCCAAGCACTCTACTGGAATGTCCTTGTTGTTAGAACCTTTCAACCAGTAAATATAGCGGGGAAGAACTCCACCAACTAAACGTACTACATTCTCACCATCTTTGTATTCATAAGACTCGACTTTGTTTGATTGTGCTTTGCCTTTTGTGTTCTTGAAGCTAATTGCCATTTTTAATTTTCCTCGTACTTGAAGTATATTTTGTTTTGTGTTATAGTGATTAGTGGGTTTGTTTTTATGTTATCTAGATCAATATCTTTAAAGTATGATAGGTCTAAGTATTTTACGTTGAATAGTTTGTATAAACTATAGTCGCGTCTACCCGCTAACTGTATATATTGTGATTTATAAATTATATCCGTTATATTATCAGCAAAAAACCCATCAGGGTTAATTAGATAACTATTACCAATTAAATTACGAATAGGTTTTACTTTTGAATAACTATTTTTAGGTATTTGTTTTTTAGTATAAAACAAGCGAAGCTTTTCAACCATTTGTTTAGGATTTCCTAAGGTTTCTGCTTCTAATACTGAAAGGTTAAAGAAAAGTATCATATTCGACAACTTAATATATATTATACCAGGTTAACAAGCTATTTGCAAGTTAATTTTTTTATATGGTAGTTATTTGCCAGCCTTTACGCATATATAGGCCAAGCCTATCGTTATTTTGTTTTTTATCGGCGTATCCAGCAAAATTAATGTCTACTACTAACGGATCTAGTTTGTCTGGAAACTTTCGCTGTATCCTACCTACGATTTGTTCTAACAAACTATCGTTAGACATTGGTATGGCTAGTATTACACACGAGAGCCTGTTAATAGATATGCCTTCTGAGAAGATTTGACGAGAACCAGCAATGGCTCTTTTTTCTCCTGATAGTATTTGTTCTTTTGCAAGGTCTCTATCCCCTTCGGAACCAGTAACCAACAAACACGTTTCTCCAACATTTTCTTTAACTTTCCTTAAAAATTCAACTCTATCAGCAATAATTAGTACGCTGTGTCCGTTTAATATTTCTAGTTGAGCAATTTCACTGATAAATTTAACATATCGCTCGTTTTCACATAAGTCATTGATTTTCTCTACCCAAGTAGCACCAGGTTTTAGAGTAATTCCAGACCTTACTATTCGCACTAATGGTTTAAGTGTGTTTGCTTCTGGTGGTTTTAATACTATGTTACCAAAGTAGTCACCAAAAACAACGTGCTTTCCATCTTTACGAATCATTGTACCACTTAAGGCAATTCTGTATCTAGCATGAAACGCATCTACAGTAGTAGAAAATGTACTAGCAGGACAGTGATGTGCCTCATCTAGGATAACTAATCCAAATTCTTTGCTTAAAATAGGTAGATGTTTAACTATAGATTGTATATTTCCTACTACGATAGCTCGGTCTTCAATGTCAAATATTCCGCCACCAATAACACCTGGCTCCATACCATATAGGTGTTTAACTTCACCAATCCATTGGTCTCGCAAACTAGCAGTATGTGTAATAACAAGCGTGCGCTGACCAAACTTTTTAGCTAGGTAAAGAGCAGTAAAAGTTTTGCCCCAACCAGGTAAAGCATTAATAAATACTGAGTCATGTACTTGATCGTAGATTACTTTTTGATCTTCTCGTAGAGGAAACTTAGGTTCTGGAAAAGGTACTGGTACTAATGTGCGTTTATCAATTAACTCATACCCTGATGGGATATAGTCTTGCCTACCTTGTGGCACACTTATAATGCCCTTAGGCAATATTTTGTAGTTTTTTATTGTTTCAATAGCAAAAAATTGCTTTGACCCAGTATCTTTTTTGATTTTATAAGTAAGCTCTTTAATTATCTTTTTAGAGTGATCTACTCCAGGATCATCCATATAAATCCTGTTAGATATAACGGCTTTTGGCATTATATTAATCTCCAACTGTCTTTTCTAGTAACATCACTCAATCCGTACAAAATATGTATTTTATTGATTACTAGAAATACTGCGTACTGATGGAAATCTTGTGGGCGTTGTAAGCATTTAAATCTTTGGGATAGACCTTCTACTTCTAATACACATCCTAAGCCATCGGCAGGTAAAACTTGTTTAATCTTTTTTGTTATCAGTTTGGCGCGTGTATATTTTTTCCACTGAAATACTTTGCCTGCATTGTCAATAAACCATGTGGTTGATTTTGCAAGTTTTATTAAATCAGCTAAAAAATATATTGCTGTTGATATTTTATGTAATTTTATTTTTTTATCTTTTTGTAGAGCAAGTCTACGTAAACCTAATGTTTTTTGTGGCAGGTTGCTATCATCCACTATTTTAAATGTTAAGCTAGTACTGTTACTTTCGTCTATGTACTCTGTATGGAAAAAGACCAAACCATTTTTCAGATTTGGTTCTTTTTCACTTAACTTAAAGACGGGCCATGTTATCGCCTGTAACGCCGTAAACTTCGTCGAAGTGTCCAAAGCTGTAGTCATCTCCAATGTCCTGATCTACACCAATAGGTGTGTTAGGAATTTCACAGCCCCATTGATGTTGCGTGTTACGCTTTAGAATTTCGCAATATTCTTCAACTTGTTCTTCTTTTACTAGTGCCACAACTGAGTCATGTACTAGCATAAAGATATTAGCATCTAAACCTTTAGCTTTAACTTCTTTAGCAGTGCCCATAGCACCAAGCAAATTGACATCACTAGCAAGAGACTGTACTTCAGCGTTAATACCGCTGCGTACTTCATGAGCAGCAATACCTTTGTCACTAGAAAAAACATTAGGTAGCCTACGCTTCCTACCAAAAAAGCTATAAGTATAGCCATTTGCTTCAATAAATGTTTTGCGGTCATCTAACCATTTCTTCAATTTGTTGAATTTACTAAAGTAAGCCTTAATATCTTCACGAGCTTGTTCAACTGGATATGGTTGACCAGTTGCTTTACTAACAGTTTGAGATACTTTGTTAGCACCTGAACCGTACAAGATACCAAAACTGATAGCTTTAGCAGATTGACGCATACTACCATATAGTTTTTTAACATCCTCAACAGGACATGGTAAAGAAAATACCATTTTAGCAATCGTTGAGTGAAAATCACCACCACTGCTAAAAACTTGTTGGAGATTCTTGTCGCCCGATAACACAGCTGCATAATACATTTCAGCTGTGGTTAAATCCTGAGAAACTATTTTGTATCCAGGTGGAGCAACCAAACATCCTTTGATAATGGGGTTATCACGGGGAATCTGCTGAGCATTAAACTTGCCTGAACTAGATAAACGCCCAGATGTGGTAAAGATAAGATTAAAGTTTGTACGAATTCTGCCATCTTTGTCTAACTCAGGTAAAATCTTTGAAATATAAGTATTTTGAATCTTGCCTAGCTGTCGTACTTTTAAAATAGCAGCAGGTAGTGGATGTTCTTCTGATAATTGCTCTAAGACTTCTGCGTCGGTTGAGATTGCTCCTGTGGCTGTCTTTTTTCCAGTAGGTTGTAGACCAAGATAATCGAACAAGACGACACGCAGCTGCATAACACTATTAGGATTAAAAATCTTACCAGTGTCTTGCTCAAACTGTTTGACTGCTTCAAATCCATAGACTACTTCCTTAGCCTCAGCAATTTGTTCATCTAGGTATTTATTAGCAGCAGCCATACGCTCACGACTAATAGGAATACCTACTTCTTCCATGTCCATTAAGAATAGTGTGCCTGGAATCAGGATTTCTTCATATACCTTACGCAGTTTATCATTCTTTTGAACGATAGGCCAGAATTTGTTGAAAAGATCAAAGGTAACGGCGGTATCAATCGAAGCGTAACGACTAATAACATCGAACGGAATAAGATCATAAGTAAAATCATCCTGAAGAATACCATTGCTTGCACAGTACTCTTTCTTAAATTCGTCTAGTTCTGCGTCATAGTCACCATAATCGGTGTACTTTAGAGCCAACTGTTTTAGACCATGACTATCAGTTTCATCTAGCACATAATGCATAACCATTGTATCATGTACTCGTGTACGATCAAAGTCAATATCAAGATGGTATTTAATCATCTTGAAGTCAAACTTCATATTGTGGAACACAGTAGAGAAGTTTTTAGCAATTTTGCGTAACAGCTCAATACACTCCTCATCAAGGCAATCAGTCATAATGTACCTGCCTTGATGGGTTTTGTAAGTTAAGGAAACACCTAACACATACCCGTCACGAGGGTACAGTGCTGTTGTTTCTGTGTCCCATGCAACATAGCCTTGAGCATTATCAAGAATTTCTTGTAAGTATGCTTTAGCTTCAGCAGTATCACTAATACCTTTGTAGTCACCAGCCGTCATAGGTTTTAGTTCACCAGCAATATATTTGTGAATTTTATCACAAGCACGCTGAAAATCTGGCTTACCCTCTGGCTTGAACGCAAGCATAGCTGGGTTACTAATAGCAATATATTTATCCGCTACTAATTGACCTGCCATATTAGTTACCGAAGTAATCTTGCCGTATTCTTTGGCGGCTTCTGCACCCACAAGAATAACTAGATCATAAGGATCAAGGTCAACTTCTAGGTCGACGTCTTTCTTCAAGAGTTTAGTAATAGGAACTGAACTCATGTGGTAATGATCGTACTCAAACTGAAAATAATCAGAATAACGAGTACGATTTGGAGCTTTGTCAATTAACGCAATTTTTTTCATAAAACTCTTTCTAATACTTTATTATAGCGTATTTGGGCTAGTAATTCAAGTCTATTTTGTAATATACTCACTAGTGGCTTGCACATCAAACTGGTCTAATTCACCAGGATCTACACCATCTGGTAAGTCAATAATCTCTACTATAAATCCACACTCTTCAATTAATGGTTTTAGTATCTTAGCTGCTTTTTGACCAGCTTCGTCACCATCAAACATTATATACACATGAGTTATGCCTTGTGCTTTAAATGGTAATAATTTGGATTTTGTATTATTTTGTAGTGTGTTAGTACCAAAACAACACACTACATTTTCTAAACCTTTGTCATAAAGATTTAGCATATCAAACATACCTTCTACTAGCACCATTGAACTATAACCGCTAGGAAGGTGGCTTGGAAACACAGGAATTTGCACTCCGCTAGGATAGTTGATATATCTGGGATTCCCATTAGAAAGTGTGTGCCTACCAACGTACACTACCGTTTTTCCAGTAATATCTTTGATGGGAAAAATGATGCGATCTGCAAGCTTTTCTACTGTGTTTGTATAGAACGCCCCAAAATATTTCAATGTTTTAGGACTAATACCTCTGAACTGTTTTGTAAATGGAGTATACCCTGCTGGTAGTTCCAAATCCATTCCAAAGTTTTTTAGTTCACTTAATTTTTCTTTGAGTGCTACAATTTTCATTGGCACAGGATTTGTGAAAACCCCGTAATACTTGAAAATGTTTGTTTTAAAACCGCAACTAAAACAATGAGCGACTCCAGTGATTTTATCAACTCGGAAACTAGGGTTAGAATCTTCGTGTTCTGGGTTAAGACATTTAATCAAATAGTCTCGCCCCGACACAGTAAATGCCAAGTTGTTTTTATTTATAATGTCTAATACTGGGTCGCTCATATCAATTCCAAGGTAAGTCTGCGGATGTGTCGTCTTGTTTTACTTTATCTAATTTTTCTTGTGCTTTGCCAGCCTTTTTAATTGATTCTTTAGCTGCTGGCTTATCAATAGATTGTGCGCTGATGCGTAAGGTATCCCAATCAATGGGGCTTGTAAAAGCCATTTCTTTTCCACCACGTATTTTGGTTGTTTCAAAGCTGATTGCATTTGTCTCTTTGTCATGGGCTTCCATAGTAAGAGCAATGTCGGCTGCATCAAGAATACCCTTCGCAAAGCGGGCTTCACCGTCTTTATCAATCTGATACGGCGAAACCATAACGATTTCATACTTACGGGCAAGGTTCTTAAGTTTCTTGGACACTTCAATCTGTGGCTTCCAATCATACTGATCGTTTCCTTCTAAGACAATTTGGTTAAGGTAGTCAACTACTACTAATTTTAGTTTATCACCAAATTTAGCTTTGGCTTTGCCAATGTGCAAGTCGATGCTACTTAGGGTCAAATCGCGATCATCAACAATAATCATTTGATTATCAGCTTTTAGACTACAACTACGAACAAGCATTTCTTCAAATTTAAATCGATCACGGTGTCGCATAAACTCACTTACTAAGTCTGAACTGTTCTCAAACATTTCAGCACGAGCTTTTACTACTCGTAGTAATTCCTCGTTGGTAAGTTTATGTTGTTTTAAGTTCTGTAAATTAACATTAGCTAAAATAGACAAGTTACGTTCCATTGTCTCTTTAGCGGTCATCTCAATAGAGAAGTAAATACTAGAATTACCAGACTCGTATTGATTAACGAAAAGATTGCTACTAGCAATAGATTTACCAGATCCCCGTTTACCCCCAATGAGAATGAGTTCCTGGCGAGCAACACCGCCAAGAACACTATCAAAACTATTGTTGAGGCCAAGATAAACACGTTCTTTTTCCAAATCTTCGGGATGGCTGAACATCATCATATCAGCCATTGTAAATACTTTTTCTGATGTGTGCGTTTTTTCTTCGATTGTTAGCGCAATTGTGGCTAAGTTTTCTTTTATTTCATTTGTGTCGTAGAGGGGTAATTTGTCTACGAACTTATCTAATAATTTTACCGTTTCGTTTTGAGTATATTGGTCGATCAGTGCGTCCAATGCTACTTCGGCAGAAACGTCTGGCACCTCGGTTAACCTGAGAGTTGCCAGTGTTTTAGACGCCGGACCCTCCCTTAAGGTTAGTTCAAGATCGTCAAATGACGGTATAGCGCTGTACTTTTCATAGTACTTATTAACGACGCTATACAAGGAAGAGTACGCAGGGTCTAAAAATACCAACTTAAGTTTTGCCCAGATATCTAGGTTACGCTCAGCTAGCAATTTGTTTAAGACTACTGCACTAGTATCCAAGATTACCCTACTTTCGCTTCATTGTCAATAATTACTTGGTCAATAATTTCTGTGACTTTATATAAAATCTGCTCTCGCAGTTTCTTAATGTCTTGCTGATATGTAGCATCCGTATCATAGAGCAGGCTAAGTTGCTCATGGGTAATAAGTTGCTGCAAACCAAAATAAATCTGGTCGTAAGCCATACTAGATTCTGGCGTTACTTCTACATTAGCCGCTTTGCCATAATTATGAATGGCTTGTTTTACGACTTCTTCCATTGTAAAGGAGTCGTTATCGTGATATGTAATTGTTACTTTCATATTCTCGACCTCCTAAAGTAAAAAAGCTCGGGAGCTTTTAGGGACTCCCGAGCTGATTGGCAATAATTGCTAATTAAGCAGCTGCTTTAGCTTCTGCTTTAGCTTTCTTAGCTGCACCATCATAGTCAGCAACTTTGATACCACGACGAGTAAGCAAAGTACGCAGACCACGCTCTGTTTTGTCAACAGCGGCTGCAATTTCAGCAACAGTCATAGTGCCGATTTTGTCGCCCAAAGCGGTTACAGGGTCGATAGACTCTTTAGCATGAGATTCGCGTTGTGCTGGAATCTTGCTGATTTGACCTTTGCGAGTCAAGCTCAAAGCCTTACCACGAACGCTAGCAACAGTCTTGTTCAATGCAGTTGCAATGTCTTCAATGAAGCTACCAGTTTCAGCCATTTTGATAAACTTGGCTTCTTCTGCGTCAGAGTAAGTACGAGCGATCTCAACTTTTTCAGCAGGCTTTACAGAACCAGTCAACTCTAGGGCAAGCAATTTGCCTTGGATTTGCTTAGCAGTAAACTTGCCGCCAGCAAAGTGCTCAGCGATTTGTTTGTAAGTTAGGTTACCTGCGTTAGCGTTAACGAAATCGGCGAGATCAGCGCCTTCGTCAGCGGTAAAAGCAGATGTTTTTTCTTTTGCAAGACTAGCGACTTCACGGTCTAATTGACGCAATTTAGAAGCAACGCTACGAGTGGTGAAACCAAGAGTTTCAGCAGCACGCTCAACGGCTTCAACGCTAACAGGGCTTGCATTGCCAACGATATTCATTAGTTGGTCAACAGCTTCGTCAGACCATTTCTTAGTGGCTTTTTCAGTCATTTTTATTTTCTTTCAAGAAAGTATTTAAGTTTGTGATTATGGTTATTCCGAGAGACTCGGCTTTTTTGCGTTTTGAACTACCCTTATCTTCTTCATCAACTAAATAATCTGTGGTTTTAGTCACAGACTCTACTGGTTTGTAGCCTGACTCTTCTAATGCTTTGTAGGCTTCTGCTTTAGTTTTATAAGACGATAATTTTCCTGTAATGCAAATGGTTTTTAAGTCTCCACTCACAACGGAATTTTTATTTGTTTGAAATGAGAAAGGCAAAAACTCTCGCATTTCCAAGAAATCAGTTTCTAGCCAAGACAATAGGTTTTGGGTTACCTTATCGCCTAAACCTGCTTGTTTACAGGTTTCCTGATTAATTTCGTCTATCGAATTAACAACAAGACAAATTTTAGTCGAGGCAGTATTACCTACAAGAGGAATAGAGAATGAAGCTAGAATAGTAGCCAGGTCTGCTGACTTGGCTTTTTCAATCTCTGTTAATAGCTTTTCAGCTACTTTGGCACTGCCAACGGCATCCGTTACTTGATCTTGGTCAAGATAAAACAATTCTGTAATATCAGCCAAGCCAAGTTTTTCTACTGTACGAGCACCCATACCCTTAATGCCAAGAGTCTTACAAAAATGTTCAACTTTCTTACTAAGCTGAGCACCACAAGCCGTGTTTCTACAAAAGAGCTGATCGTTGACCAGTTCAAGAGTATAATTACAGCAAGGACATTCAGTTGGTATTTGGATTCTCATGGTTTATGTATCAATTTATAAGTATATTATACTTGATTAAGCAGGTTATTGCAAGTCTAAATTTCTAATGCCCTTGGCATAAAATTTTACGCGTCAACCTTGTGTAAAATACAGGGTATAATTTCTCCGCTACGAATTACCGCTACGGTGTCTCCGATTTGTAAATCCAGCATTTCAATAAAACCAGGATTATTAAGAGTAGCACGACTGACGAGGGCATCACCAATATAAACAGGCTCAAGAATAGCAACTGGAGTGACTTTGCCACTTTTGCCAACTTGCCATTCAACATCAAGAAGTTTTGTTTCAACGTGTTGAGCACGCTCTTTTCTAGCATAAGCACCTCTGGGATGTTTGGCTGTGTAGCCTAGTTCATAAAAAGTTTTGTTATCGTTAATACGGAATACTACGCCGTCACAAGGATATATCTTGTCTAAGTCTGGCTCGTTAATAACACTAAAACCAAAACTGCGGAGTTGGTCTAAGTCTTCAGTAAATTTAGAACTGAGACTGGGTTGCACACCATATGCAAAGAAACCAATAGCACGAGTCTTAAACTCGTCAACTGATTTCAAGTTTAGTGCACCTGCGGCATAGTTGCGAGCATTTTCAATATTGATTGGAGCTACAACTTCGCCAGTTACTTGTACTACACCCATTACTGGAATAGTATGAGGCACTAGCTTAGTAGCCAGCAACTTATCAGTGATAAGTTGACCTTCTACACCATCACCACGCGTAAGACCTCGGACAAGATTACCATCAACATACAGTAAGCTAACAGCTGCCCCGTCCAACTTAATACTAACAGCAACATCTCTGTAGCCTTCCAAAGGACGCTTCTGATCTTCATCTTCATAATACTTTTGCAAACTATACATTTGATAAACGTGCTTTTCCACATTGCCATGTTGCTTAGCGCCCACGGCATTGTAACCAATTGACTCAGACAACTGGTCAAACTGAGCATCACTGATAATTGGATTACCAGCATAGTATGCTCGCGAAGCTACATTTAAATATTGTTCTAGTTTATTCATTAATCAAGTCTTTCAAGAAGTTGCTCATAAGCTGTGCGTGTCGTGGGTGATAGTAGTCAGGAACACTGCCTTCATCATACCACCACTCTAGGGCTTCTGGGTGACAGCCAATCATTCCAACATTGCCTTGAATAACCGCCATTGCGTCACCATTAGCATATGTAGCATACACATCCATGTTATCACCAAGGATAGCACAGCCGTCATAGAAATACATGGCGTGGTCTTCGTCTAGCCAAGTAATATCAGCATAAGTTGGGCCGTCATAGTCAATATCAGCAGTAGGACGCTCAATGTACTGGTCAATAGTCAAGTCTACAGTAATGTCAAAGTAGTCAGGGCCTGCCCAATATGCTCCCATACAAATACCAAAGTACTTGCCGTTATAAACACCAATAAATGTGTGAATAGCATCAATGTGATCTTCTGTAAAAATATCATAGAAGTCATCAGCATCGCCCATACCTCCAGGAAAGCATACTGCATCTACTGTCTTTAAAAAGTCAATATTAAGTTGGTTAATACCAAAAGTACGAATGTCAAAGTCACGAACCAATCCGTCAATCATGCCCAAGGCACATTCGGTTTCACATTGTGGATCGTGAATAAAAATTGCGATTGTTGGTTTCATGGTTTACTCTGTGTTTTAAAGAATAATTATACCAGTTTAGGGTCGGGATTACAAGTCAATTTTTCAGCATAGTGGCGAATAATGTCCTCGCCTTCTGCCTTAGAACAGATTTCGAACAGTCCATCTAAGATGGCATAAATATTATCAGTACTAGCAGGAATTGATACGCCTTCCCTACTTGGTACCCATTCACCTTCGTAACTAAGAAAGTATTTTCTTAATTGAAAGTATACTGTATCTTTAAATTCATTGATTACTAGTCGTACTTGGAAACCCTTTTCCATGTTCTCTTCAATGACTTTACTATATTGTATATTTGAATCCATGTGGTTTCCCGTAAAACTTTTAACTTTCAGAATTTTGCAGCTTTGGCGCCTGTGTTTTTATATGCGTACTCCAAGCTCTCGAAGGTGTTCTAACGAGGCTAGCTCTGCGGCTTCTTGATAAGCAGATTGCAACCATTTTTCATGCAACAACCAGATACCATACACATATCCATGTTTTTCAGTGAGTTTCTCACTATCAATTCTAGCGGTAGAATCATAGCGAGCACTATATACTACTTCGCCAATTTTAAATCGGTCACGCATAGCCCCTTCAGGAATTAACTGTGGACTAAAATAACTAGAACCAGGTACTCTGATGGGAACTGCGTTAGCTTCTAGGACACTTTTAATAAAAGTTGGGCTACGATAAGTAGATTTAGATATTGAATCTACAGTTTCGCCAGCCAAGTATTCACTGATAATATAAACTCGTTCATCATCAGTTACTGGTTTACCACGCTTCTCAGCCCTACGTTCAGCATCTCTAGACTGCTTCTTTTTGAAATCTTCTATAATAGTACCCAGGCGAGTAGTATTATATGCCATGCCTAGCATTTGGCAAGCATCTTTTTTAGTAATAGGCTTGACGCCTTCTTCAGGCTCAAGCAAACGAATAACTTTGCTAATATTAGCAGGAGTCATTAATTCTTCTTCGCTAGCTGATTTGCGTCTAGTAGCCATATTAACCTTTCTTTACTCTTTTCTTTGCTTTTGCCCTGATATTGGGTTTCATTTTGCTTAACTCATAGCTACGGATAGCTTCTCTAACATCAAGCATAAGTTGCTCATCATCCCAAGTTAGTTTGGTAGAGCCGTCTTCGTAAGTAGTCACTGTTAGGTGACTACCTTTTACTACACTGATTATTTTCTTCTTTTTCAGTTTCATAATAAAAAAGGCGGCACAAGGCCGCCTGCTTTACGCTTTCAATACGCCTAAGAAATAAACTGCGGCTTTGCCAGTCAATTTGCTTAAAATGTCTTCGTCAACTTCAGCACCTTTGGCTTCGATCGCGGCTTTAAGATCAGCAATGCTAGACTCTTTGCTAACACGCTTGCTACCTTCACCAGCGGGCTTAGTAGTTTTGCTAGTAGAAGCACCAGCTTCTTTCTTAACATAAACACCAGCTTGTACTAGCACCATGCGAACGCCATTAGGCGACATTTCAATTTCTTCTGCAATATCTTTGATAATTTCAGTTGAGGATTCAGGTGTTGGGCCTGCTCCTTCGTACATTTCGATAACTTTAGCTTTAAGTTCATCAGTCCAAGTCGATGCCATATTTTTCCTTTAATTTAAACGTATTCTGTGTTGAGATCCGACATTTTATTTGGGGTAAAACGGCGGTAATTATGTTTCAAGTCATGTTTAGCCAATAGAGCCATAGTTGCCTCATGTTGTGCATTTTTCAACTCACGCATTTCATTGGCAAACAAAGCAAACTCATCTTCTGGCATCTGGGTAACATCAATGCCTTCAACGAACTGAGTAGGACTAACCAACTCAATTACTGCTCGGTCAGAAACTGAGCCATCAGCTTTAGTGTATTTAAATTCCAAAAGTTTCATGTTATGCCTTTTCTAATTGATTAAGTATATATTATAAACTATTTGATTGATAGATTCAAATGAATATTTTTTAATCTTGTTTTAGTATTTCTTTAGATAATCCACGCTCAAATTTTTCAGCCATATTATTGGATAGTAGTGGCATAATTAAAACTGGAGCAACAAATGCACTGATAAAAATATATATAAGTACACTAAGGATTGGGTATCCTGTAAAACTATTTTTAATATCTTGTGCTCTAGCTTTTTGTAATAGGGGCCAGAACCAGAGGTAGCATGCAGTAATAGAAGTACTAAATGCAAACAGCAAGTAGTATTCTATTAAACCCATACTAGATTCCCATATTTATCGCGTGCTCGTGCACCTAGTGAAAAACTTACTTTACCTTCTGGTAAGTTGCGGAAATCTTTTTTACTGTGCATAGCAATAGCTGCTGCTTGAACTTTAGGATTGCTACTAAACAAATCCCAGTCAGCACGGCCAGTAAATAGTTTAAATAATTTTGCAGTTTGAATATCTGTTTTAGACCACTCCTTATTTTTAGGAGTTTTGCGACGATACTTAATATTTGTTAGAGCGTCTTTGATCTGTTCATTGTTAGGTTGTTGTTTTAGTAGCTTTAGTAGTTTTCGTTTGCGGTTAGCTTCCATTGTCCCTGAGGACTTAGAAGCAGATGTATTTTGTGATTTTGTTGCCACTTTAAAACCTTTTTCTTATTTTAAATACGCCATGCTCTTCAGCAGGCTCTAACTCTATGACTCCTGCTTTTTCCAAGTATTGAAGCACTTCAAATGCTTCACCATAAGTTTGGATTAGTTGTTCTTCTTGATTAACCAAGTCATGAACAACTTTTAAGAAGTCAAGAGTAACTAGACGCCATTGTTCAGTATGTAACTGAGTCAATAGCTTCTTGAACGGATTCTCTGTCGTAATGGATGTGGTCTTCGTGAACATATGCTTCTGTATCGCTTTCTACAACGGCGATAACTTTGTTCAAGTTATCCATTTGTGTTTTTGTATTATAACAGGTTTCTAAGGCAACGATAAGGTCTGGAATAGACTCAATCGAGATTGGCATATAACGATCACAACCATCAGAAATAGCTACTTCATCTGTACCACCAGGATTAGTTCCAAACTCTACTTGATTGTAGAAGAAGTCACCATCCTTGTTAGGGCCAAACAAACCATCATCGCCAAAAGTATCAATGTCGGTATGCGGGACTTGGGAGAAATAAATTTTCATGTTGTTTTCTTTGTAAAAATTGTTTTTGGAATATATATTATAGCAAAAATAGCTCTTGAGTTCAAGAAAATATTTTTGAAACAAAAATCCCAGCCGTAGCTGGGATAAGTGGTGCCCTGACTAGGAATTGAACCTAGACTCAACCGATTATGAGTCGGCTGCTTTACCATTAAGCTATCAGGGCTTTGTTTGACTAGCTAACTCTTTGTATCCGCGCCCTGTAGGGTGAATACCATCTGCACTCATTTTATCTTTGGGTCGAGGCAGGACTATATCCCCATACTGTTTGGCGATTTCTTCTATAGCTGTTTGTGCTTCTGGTTTGCGTTCCCTGCCTGGGCTAATCCAAAATACTCGTTTAGCTACTACTTGACTACGAACTGTTTCTAGTTCGCGTTTAGTTTTTATACCTTTGTGATCATTAGCACCAAGACTAATAATCACAGTATCTGCGGATAAGTCTTTTGTAATATGCTGATTAACCCAAGACCAAGAATTAATGCCACTTTTAGCAATAGCCTGACACTCTGGTCTTTGCATACTTACACCAACGGCAATACTATCGCCTAATATTAGACATTCTAACATTCTTTTTTACTTCTTCTAGTGAAATAGGTGTAAAATTGATTCGTTCCATAGATACATTAAAATATCTATAGTCAGGAATCTGTGAAACAGTCATGCGCACTACATTGTTGTGTAAATGCCCATGCACATTAAGACCCCAACGAGCAAGGCTTTCAGGGTGGATAGGAATATGTGTTAGGATCATTCCGTCAAACTGATGACTACCACGAATGTCTTTGAAGTATTGTAGATACTGATGTGCACTACAAAGATCGTGATTGCCTTTGACTAGGACTTTTTCACCATTCATGCGTGCTAGAATTTCTAGACCCTTAGCATTACGGCTCATTGAAACATCGCCTAGAAAATATACTTTGTCTGATGGCTTTACTACGCGGTTGTGGCAGTAAACCATATGCTCATTCATATGGTCAACATCGTCAAACACGCGCAGGGGTGTACCGTCCTGATTTTTAAAAGTCAAGATGTTTTTGTGATGAAAGTGATGGTCACTTGCGAAAAAGATGTTTGCCATAAATAGAAAATCCCCGAAACAGTATATATTATACTCGATTCGGGGATATAGTTCAAGATTGAATTTTGGTACCTCGTGACAGGTTCGAACTGCCGACCCTCGCCGTGTAAAGGCGTAGCTCTACCACTGAGCTAACGAGGCATGGAGCGGGGTGCGAGAATCGAACTCGCAACTCTAACTTGGAAGGATAGCGTTTTACCACTAAACTAACCCCGCGTATTTGGAGCAGGATGTCGGGTTCGAACCGACGACATTCTCGTTGGCAACGAGACATTCTACCACTGAATTAATCCTGCGTGGCGGAAGACGGAGGAGTCGAACCCCATCCCATTTCTGAGAACCTAGTTTTCAAGGCTAGTCGCCGACCTGCTCAGCTGCATCATCTTCCTGTGCTTCTTGTTCACGTTTTTTAAGTACGCGACCTAATCTTTCGACAACTTCATCCGAAGTCATCCAAATGTCTTTGTTGTGAAGCATATCTTTAATTTCTGCTTCAGTAAGGAAGTCTTTGTAGACTTCGCTTAAAAATTTCTCTGACCATGCTCGTTCAAACTGTAGCTGATCATACATTTCTCCACCTTTGCCAAATGTTCCTGCACTATAGTTGTGAAACATAAATAGTGAATGTGGAGTTACTTGATACTCATGTCCACTAAGAAAAATCATAGTAGCAGCACTCATACAAGCACCTTCTACGCTAGTAATAATGTGAGCATCTGACTCACCCATTACGCGTAGGAATTGTAGTGTCGTGTAAAGATCACCACCCATTGAATTGATGTAAATACAAATTACATCAGTTGCTCTAGCGTTGCGAATACAGTCAAACCATTCTACATACTCTTGAGCATCTAAAATCTCGCCTGATAAGTAGAATTCGTGTACACTAGATGTTGATTTTGTAAATTGGTTGTTTCCGCCCAATTTAGGGTCTAAGTCTTTACTCATAATGCTCCTGTTAATACTAGCTTATTCTGTTACGAGGAAAACTAGCGAAACCCTAAGCGGCAATTAAGCTGCTAAAGCGTAAACTGAATCGTTTGCGTTTATTTTTGTTTTGCTTCTGCAACTGGGAACAACCCCAATCCTAAGGCTTCTGCGTTACCTAGTTGTCCACGCCTTTACTCTTTGCCCTGTCGAAACCAAATGCAGCCCCATCAGAAGTATACCACGCTAGAGCCCATATAGGTTTCTTTCATCTAGGACATATACTTCTGGTGGAGCTGGGCGGAGTCGAACCGCCGTCCAGAACACTTTTCTTTTTGCTTCATACAACCATATTATAACACACTACCCATGCTGGGTGCTCCCAGTTACCCGCGGAAGGTGTGCGCGCGATTACTCCGCATATATGCATTAAGTGGCGAGTAATGTGTTATAATATAGAGTATTAAACATACTCTATGATTACTGAATCATCTGTATAATTTGCATATAGTAGCTCTATTTCTTGTGCAAATGCTTTAGCATCTGTTAAAGTTGCAAATTCTATTTGTATAGTATTATCGTCTAGTAAAATAAAGTCACCAACAATTTTATTTTGCATTACATATCTTGAAAACAAGTTAGTACGTGCATCTATTTTTTCTTGTGATATTTCTTTACTTAAACCAATACCTATTTTACCTATAAGTGTAGTCATAAATATCTCTAAACTGGTGCCGACTATCGGATTCGAACTGATGACCTATCGCTTACAAGGCGATTGCACTACCACTGTGCTAAGTCGGCATGGAGTAGGTGACAGGATTCGAACCTGCATTGAACGGATTTGCAATCCGACGCGTAGCCGTTCCGCCACACCTACATTAAATTTTTCTACTATTAACTAAAGTACTAAAAGTATCAAACAACTGAGTAAATTTTAAATCATAAATAGACTCTAATCCTAGTAGGTAATTTGAGATTTCATCGTTGGTCATTTGACCACCTTCAATCTTGCCTTCTAGTACATTCTTATCTAATAGTTTAATATCTTCAATAATATTCCAGCAATTCATTATTTGCTGTTCTAAATCAAATCTGTCGGTCATTTTCTAGTTCCTTTAGTTTTTGTTTAATTGCTAAAGCAACAAACTCGCTTAAAGTGATATTTAAGTTTTTTGCTGCTTGTTTTACTTGTTTTAATAACTCTGCGTCAATATGTATTGTAATTGTTTTCATACTAATTTGCAAGTACAAATTTTAATCTGTCAGCAGCATAACTAGCTGCAAATGCTCGTGGTTTTACTTGTGCATCAATATTGCAAGTACCTTTGATATACCCTACAGCTTGCTGTACAACTGCACTAGATTTATAGCGTTCATTAGGGTTAATATCTAGATGAACCTCAACATGACGATCTTCTAATACATCGGCTAATTCGTGGAATAGATCGCTTACTTTATAAACTTCTTGCATTAAACGCATTGAAGGTTTGCTGGCTTTTTGATCCCAGTCACGTTCACGCTGAACATCACCAAAAATCTTACAGCCGTGTTTACCATCAATGTGTACTACAATAGCTAAAGTATAGTCTGCGTACCATTTACCATGAATTTGTACTCGCTCTGAATCAGCACCTAAATAAACTTTAGTTTCAGGTGAGCATTGCCGAATATAATCTTTTACTTCTTGAATGTTAAATTTACGCATGATAATTATGTATGGTACGGCCTAAGAGATTCGAACTCCTAACCTTTTCGTTCGTAGCGAAATGCACTAATCCGTTGTGCTAAGGCCGTGTGGCAGAGGATAGAAGAATCGAACTTCTGACAACGGAATCAAAATCCGTGGTTATACCATTTAACTAATCCCCAACAATTTGGCTCCACAGGCAGGGATCGAACCTACGACCAATTGATTAACAGTCAACTGCACTACCGCTGTGCTACTGTGGAATTTACCAGTGATGAATCACACCAGCAATGATAAAGCAGTTAGTTACTAAATAACTAACTACAATAATTGTTCTTATAATGGCTACTTTGTCAGCAATGTCATCATTGCCTGCTTTTTCACCTAGGGCTTTTGCCCACAATGTCCAATATTTTTTCATAAATTTGGCGGTCCCAAGGGGTAACGATCCCCTTCTTCAAGCGTGACAGGCTCGCGTGCGTCCATGAACACTTTGAGACCAAATTTGGTACGAGAGGCGGGACTCGAACCCGCAAGCCGTAAGGCGGCAGATTTTAAGTCTGCTGTGTATACCATTCCACCACTCTCGCGTTTGGTGGGTAACCAGGGAATCGAACCCCGTTGCCTCTAGAGGCTACAGATTTACAGTCTGCTGAAGTCACCAATGCTTCTCGTTACCCAATATATCAATTATACACAAATTTGATTGGAAAATCAAATCAAAAATTTGGCACCCCGGGAGGGACTCGAACCCCCACTAACGGTTTTGGAGACCGCAGTGCTGCCATTACACCACCGAGATAAAAGCCCTAGAATAAATATTAATAGTCCCTTTAGCTATCACGGCCAAAGGTGTTGTCGCATGGAGCGACATAAGTGATTGAAGTAACTATTAAAAGCACTAAAGGCTTAGATTTGTATAGGAACAAATCGAAACAGTACGTTAGTTTCACCATAAGAAGAAGTAACTGTTTCTATCACCATATACAAATCTAAGCCTTTACTTAGAGCACCACTCTCTCGCTTTGATCGGCTGACTACGATCCCTGGCGTGGATTAATTTATTTATTAAACGGCTTCCCGTTCCAAGGCTTGGATGTAGTCTACTACAGCTTCTGAGAATCCATTGACCTCAGTCCAAGCGTTGTGGTTTACTCCATTTTCGTAGGAGGCTACATTTACAACATAGCCTTTGCCTCGTGGAGCATCTGGGCGATCATAGCTTTGTTCGTCAGTGAACACAATACAACGATCATAACTGCCGTTAGCGTTGACTGTTCGCATAGCGTTACCCAACTGAGTACCGCCATGATGCTGACTATTAGAGATTGCTTCGCGGAGAGCAAATCCACGACGAGGTGCTACACGCACAGCATTATTACTAAAACTATAAATCTCGACTTCCTCACAAACTTCTCGGCACAACATAGCGAGTGCTGCTGCCGCATCGAAGCGATCTAGATCTGATTTTGAGGAGATTTTAGAACCGAACATAGAGCCACTAACGTCGATTACTAAAAC